GGTCTGTCGCTTCATAAAAAGGAACAGCGTCTAATAAATTAGCTGTCATAGATTTACCAGCAGATGATGTACCATCTATTAATATAGCAACCTTATCAGATGTTTGCTCAGTTAAAACCCTTATATTGGCTTCTTTGATTAATTGTCTCTTTAGTTTTTCTATTCTACCCATATTATCTTTTTATTATAAATATGTAGGCAAAAAAATAAGGTCAGAAGACCTTATATATTTTTAGGTTAAAAATTTGTCCCACCTTTTTATAGGTTTGTATTTTATTTTTCTTTTGGTTTTGGTTCGGAACCCATTTGTGGTATATCGATATTACCAGACATTTCTTCTGACCAATTACTCCATGAAAGTTTGGGGTCTGCTTTAATACGGTCTCTTACGGAATTCTTTATGAATTCCTTGATTTTCCCACCCTCAAGACTCATCTCCTCTTGTGTGTACTCTAAAGTAGATAACCATTTTAAAAACTCTGATTCTGCCTTACTTTTTAATTTCTCGTTAAATACGATATATAACGCTTCATCAACCTTACTATCAAAATTTAATTCCATAGGGCCAAATCTAGGTTTTGAATCACCTGGTATTGGTGATTTGTTACTGTGAACACTTTCAATTAGAAGATTCTTTTTTATTTGTAATTCTGTTTCGGTTAACCTAGGAGATTCTAACCTCTCCATCATTAACTTCATTTCTTTTATTTGTTTCGTTTGTTTTTCTATAAGTCCCATAATCATTTAATTTTATTTAATTTTATTTAAACATTTTTCTACAAGCCGCCCCTAGTTTACTATCATTAGAGTTATCTTTAGCCATATCTTTTAACTTTTGTGTACAATTATCATCTTGTTTGATTAATTGTCTACACTTAGCCCCTAAATCAGCGTCATTAGGTAATCCTTTAGCTAATTTATTAATTGTTGCTTTGTTTGCTTTTGCGTTAACAGCAACAGTCTCATTTAAAGATTCTTTCCCTTTAAGTTTGTTGAACATTCTTTTAAATGATTCATCACTACTTTCAGTTATGTTTTTTTTAGTGGTTGTTGAATCTGAAGATTTAAATTCCCATAGATGTCTCATCTTGTTAATACTTTCATTAACAATACTCACATTTTTTTCATGGGTAACAATAACCTCACCATCTTCAGCTCCCTCCCATACTAATCTATAAGAGTTTTGACCATCAGTTATAGAAAATACCGTTTCGTCAACTCTAACTCTAGAGGGTAATCTATCAACTAATTTAATAATCTGTTTTTTATTTTTAATAGTTCCTTTAACTTTAAAAATATTTTCCTTTCCAATATCTGAATAACCTTCACGTAAATCACTAGACTTAGATGTTTTACCCTTTAAATAATTTTGAGCGTCTTCTTTTTCTGGCCCATTTAAACCAGAAATATAGTCATTTATGGCCTTCCTATTACCATCTTTTAACCAACCATCAATAAGTTCTCTGTGATTAGGTATATCTTCAAAATCGTCACCAAACATACCTTCGTTGATTGGTTTATCTGTTACCCTTACTTTTGGTGTGTAGTGGTATTCGTCTGGGTCCTCGTATTTGTGTTTTAAATATTTTTCACTATATTTTTTTAATTTCTCATAGGTAGCGTCACCGTCATTAAGGTCTTCCATTCTTTCCTCAAACTTATCATGTACTTCCGTACCTTCATTGTCATATTTTAATGCCTGCATCCCAGTCCCTAGAGCTTCAGTATCATAAACATCTTCTGGTTCTGTTTGGTCGTCTTTCCTATTTACCTTTGGGGAGTCAAACGCTTCGCCAATCTGTGTTGGTTCCGATTCATCTGTTTTTTGAAATCCAACCATTCTTTTAGCGACTTCTTTATAATAATCGTCAGCATCTTTTTTATCTTCTTTATGTACTTTAGTTAAAGCGGGTTGTACAGATGGTTCACCTAGTTTAGTACCCTTTTTACTGATTTTATCAAAATAATCCTCAACAGTTTCCATTGGGCCGAATTGTCCAGCCTCTTCAGAATCTAAATTATCACTTTTATCCTTAACACCAAAAGCAACCTCCATATCTTCAAAACCTGTTGTTTCGAATAGGTGGTTCATTTTTTCTTTTAATATTTTTTTAATGTTTTTTGACATGTTTATCTTTTTTTATAAATATCCTTGTTATAACGTAAAATTAATTACTTCCTGTATAATTCTTCCTAGGCTCCATTTTCTCATAAAACCCCTCCTTACTACCTTTCCACCAAATGGGTAACCCATGTTCTTTATTATAGTCCATTTGTTCTGGTGTGACACCCTTTAATTTAGCTTTAATTTTATCTAATATTTTTTCTTCAGATAGTCCAGTTACTTTAGAAATCTCACCTATACTCTCAAACACTGTATCACTAAACTCCAATGGACTGTCTATAGCTCCTTGACTACACCATGGTTGGTTATTGTATTTAGCACATTTATCTTTAATCTTAACGTACTTACCACCTTTAACCCATTTAATTTTATTAATTTCATCTAATAAAGATTCCTTTATACCTTCAGTTAATACACCACTATTATTGATTTTTTGAACTATTTTCCCACCTTTAAATATTGGTTTTCTTGATGGTATGTGGTCTTTACCTTTTGCTCCAAATATTGGTACAACGGGTGGCCCGTTTGCTCCCCATACCGAAGCGTGTGTTGTTGCTTCCTCTATCTCTTCTTCTTTTCTTCTATGTGGTTTTTTAATAGAACCCTCATAACCTATTGATGCGGTACAAACAGCGTAAGGGTTGTAATCCTTACCATCTTTTTTATTTTGTTTTTTAACATCTTTTACACAACGTTCCCATTTTTTCTTATGTATGGGACTTTCTTTTGTTTTTTTCTTTTCCCCTTCATTAACATTGTCATCACCCAATATATCAAACACGTCTTGAGCAAAGTTAGGGTCTGTTAAGTCGGACTCTATGCTTTGAATGTTTTTTTCTTCCCACTTTTTTGAAAGTATCTTATAAAAATAATAATAAAGTTTTTTAATAGCCCACTTACTAGCTGGTAAATCTCTTCCATTTACTTTTATATACGCATAAGCACTACCTGTATTACTGTAAGAATATTTAACCTCAATTTTAGCGTTTTGTTTTATACCTGGTAACGAAAAAGTCACCGTATCACCTTCGTCCCAAACACTATATCTAGTGTCGATGAACTGAGCATCTTCAGGTAAACGTTGTTTTACTCTTTTTAAAATACTTAAAACTAATTTATCTTCTTTTGATTTGATTAACCAACCCTCATTAATCTTATCCGTTTGTTTATCAGTTAAAGATAAATCAGAGTCAGTCCAGTTTATATCCATTTTAGCTAAGATATCCGATATTTCACCACCTTCCCAAGTTAATTCATCCTTTCTTTCCCAACCTTTCTCATCGCCAACCCAAGCATCCCCATCGAAACTACCACCTTCATCCCTTAATTTACTAGAACTATTTGATGATAGTTCACTTATTAAGTCTTTTTTGGATATGATTTTTGCTTCGGTTTTTTTAGTTACCGTATATATTTTACCGATTGGGTTACTTATAGATTTTTTTCCTGTAATTTCTTTTCCAATCTGTTTAGCGAACGGTTTTTTAATTATTGTTTCATCCTTACCACCTAGAGGGCCAATAAAAACACCAGTTGATACACCACCACCGGTATTGGTCTCATCTACGTTAAACTTAGACTCTAACTTATCTAATAGATTTGTGTATATTTTAGTTAATTTATCAACATCACTAACCTTACCTTTATGTTTCTTATAAAAGTTGTTAATCATTGTCTCTACAGTATCCTTATGTTGGTACTGTGCGGTCTTTATAGTTGATAGTATTCTTTGTACCTCATCCTTAATGGATGTACCACCCATTATAGATGTTTCTTTTAAATCTTTTTCTAACCCTTTTTCTGAAGCTATAGCCCCATGTTTTTCATTAGAATAGAAATCATGAAATTCTGTTACATGGTCCATCGCAATTTCTTTAGCTTTAACTTTTGAATTCGTATGTTCCATTTCCACTTTAGTACCTAATTTAATTTCTTTTTTAATATCACCAATGGGTACTTTATGTTTTTTAGCTATATCTTGTACTGTTAACCCTTCAGCTTTACCACCTTTAATTTCTTCAGCTTCCACTTTTATACCAGTGGGCTTTGGTCTTGAGCTACTTAAAGCTCTTTTAAAATTTAGACCAACCTTCATACCCATTTTATTTTTTTTGGCTCCTTGCGATAATTTAAAGTCATTACCTTCAAAAACATCAAAATCTATTTGCTCATCTGGTGGTGGTAATAAGTCGTACTTATCGATACCTGGTATAACGCCTAACATTCTACCATCATCCCATTTAACATGTAAAGTACCTAAATCATCAACCCCTTCTATAGTACCCTCTAAGTCTGTATCTACAGCATTTTGGTCCTCCATAGAAATCATGCGAATTCTCATACCTTTTTTGGCCATCCTATCTTTATAGGTATTATTACTAACCCAACCCATTATATATTCTCTAATTTATTTGCCCAAAAACTTCTTCTTTGCCACATTGTTTTATAGAATTGTACTAATACTTTTTCAGAAATTTTAGCTACCTCTTTCTGTGTTGGTTTGTCGTTTTTAAGTTGCTTTTTAACTAGTGTTTCGATTTTAGTCTTTATATCCGAAGACTTTAACATATCCTCGAATTCTTTTCTAGCCAACTTTTTGATTTCAGCTTTATCGTCTCTAGTTAGTTCTTCTCTAATAATTTGTTTAATCTTCATATTAATAAATATTGACTGTAACCAAAAAAATCGAACTAATGTTCGATTTTTTAATACACTAACTAGTGATTATAAAAGTTTTTAAATTTTTTACAATAACTAAGCTCGTCTTCTTCTGTTTGGTGAACTTTTACTAGTGTGGTTTCTATTTTCTGATACCCTATTTTTAGATTCCTCCAATCTTTCTTCTCTTTTTACTCTTTTTACTATACTCTCTAAAAGAGTTACGAATTCACTTTCCGTGTATCTTAATACTTTTTTGGCCATTTTGATTGTTTTTTTTTAAATAATTATTCAATAATAAATATGTTCTAAACTAGCTAAAAATCGTTATAATCTAAATTTACTCATATAATATCTTTTCCTATGTTGTCTTCCCATCATCTTAGACGTTAATTCTAATGTTTCTGGTATTTTGATGTCAGCCACATCTAACTCATCTGTTAGTTTTAATAAAACTTCTAAAAATTCCCCAGTAAGTTGTCTAACATAATCCATACGACCCAAATCATCATCAACGATATCGGTTAAATTGTCTAATTTATTTGTTAAATCAGTTACATCAGTTACAGTATCATCGACCTCCATTAAATAATTTAATGAGCCTTTAAGTTCTGAATTTGTAAATATGAGTTTATTAAAATAAGCCAAGAATATGTTTTTAAATAAATATGTTTTACTATGGTAAAAATTTATTTAATAACTATTTTTCTATTTAAAAGATTGGTTAGGGTACAACTAATTAACTGGTTTATGTCGTTATACTCGTTTTCTTTAATCAAATAGCCATCCACCTTAACCTGTGGAGCATATTCACTACCACCCATTTTAGCTAATTTATCCCACATAACCTGATTACCACCCATTCCAATAGTTTCAAAAACAACGCCTACCTTATCTAGTTTATTTTTTAGCTCTACACAAGCTGGACAACCATCTAAAGCATAAACTAAAACCTTTTTATCGCTGTTGTTTTTAATCTCCTCTAATAAACTTTTTATTTGTGAATTACTTTTATCCATATTTAATTTTTCTTTAAATTACTAAAAAAATGGTAATAATTAAATGTTAATCTATAACATTTTTTACAATCCATGATGATGTTGTTATTGTAGCACAACCAATAATAAAACCTACCCAAGGCTTATTATACCACTTATCAACCTTTTTAAGTCTTTCATCGTATAACAATATGGTTTCATTTAAAATTTCCATTTGTTTATTTTTATAACCTAATAATAAACTATCTTGTGTTGTTAAAGTATTTTGTAAGTTTACCTGGGTTTTTAAATCATTAATTAAGACTGTTTTAATACTGTCTTGGTAGACTAGTGTGTCTATTGCTTTAAAAACTTCTTCTAATTCTTGATTAGCTATAGTTGTAGAATCATTAGTTGTTTGTGAAAAACTAGTTAAGGTTAGTAAAATGAAACTAAGAATAAGAAATACAATTAATTTTTTCATTTTTTATGTTTATCTTTAAAATCTTTTAGTGTGTCTACAGCACTTTCAGTATTCTTAACCTTGGACTCTGTGTCTTTGATTTTTTCTTCGTTCTTTTTGATTTTTTCTTTAGTACTTTTTTTGGACTTTGTTACCTCATCAACCTTTTTTTGTGTTTCTTTTAGGTCGTTTTCTAATTTCTTTTTATCTTTTTTAAATTCTTTTTTTTCTTTACTTGAATTTGATATTTTAGAAAAAATAAGAAATACACTAAATAAAGCGACAATACCACCAGACACCCATAACCATATTTTTTTAATCTTTTCCATACTTAAAAACCACCTTCTTCAGTCCCAAAACCACCTTCTTCAGTTCCTTCTTCAGCTCCAAATTCAGATTCTTCAGCCCCTTCTTCAGCTCCAAATTCAGATTCTTCATCTGGTAGTGTACTACCCGTTAGTCTACCACTCCATTCGTCTGACCAAACATCATAATATCCCCTTAACTTTTTAAGAACCTCCAACACTTCATCACGTAACTGAATTAATTCCGTTGTATAAACATAACACCCAACAGTATCATCTAGTGAAAAAGTCCAATCTATTTTTTCTCTAATTAAATGGCCAGACCATTCAACATTTTCTCTATGTACTTTAATTGGGTCGAACTTAACTAGTTTGGATACTATGTCCTTAAATTTATTCTCCTCATCTTTTTGTTCATCGGGTTCAACCGTTTGTATTTCTTCTTCATTAAGAAGTTTAGACGCTTCCGATTCCATTAATAAAGCCACATTTTCTTTGTTATTAACAGGGAAATCTGTTAACCCTATTTTTTGACCACTTTCTTGTAATCTCCTTATTTTATCTAAAAATTCTCTATTATCCATTTTTATATTATTTTTTCAAATTCAAAAGCCGGACTTACATCCGTTATATCTTTAAAGTAGTTACTTCTAAATGTTATACCTTTAAATATATCGACATTCTCATTATATACATTATTACCTATAATTTCTTTAGGTATCTCAAACTCCACACACAAATGGTCTATAAGATTTTTTAATGATTCAAATTGTTTGTCTGTGTACTTTTTCCAATATTTTTTATTTCTCCAACTCTTTTCAATGAAATCAGATTCTTTACTATAAGTATGCCCAAGCCAATCAACAAAAACGTTCATTTCGTTTAATCTTAACCATCCCTCATTCACCAACGTTATAGATATGTTACACCTATCTTGTTCACAACCTAAAAAATCAGAATAGTTTTTTGGGTCGAAGTGTTGGTATACGTTACCATCTTTGTCTATAGTAAAAGTTGAAGTTTTTTTATAATTACCGTTTCTACGATTTATCCAAGACTCAAAATGTATCATACCTTTTCTACTATTATGACCAACTACTATTTGTGTTTTTTTATAGTTTTTTTTATAGTAATTACTAATAGGTAACTTATATGTTTTTTTATCTATCTCCATTACTCAACTACCCTTTTTGTTTCGCCGTCCTCTTGAATTCCCTCCAAGGGTTCATGTTTTACTTTTAATTTTTCCTTAACCTCTTGGGCATATTCTTTTACTTCTGCTTTAGGTATATCGTTTACTTCTGCTTTAGGTATATCGTTTACTTCTGCTTTAGGTATATCGTTTACTTCTGCTTTAGGTATATCGTTTACTTCTGCTTTAAAAACACTTCCATAACTTTTAGGTGTATAAACATCTTCAGGATGGTTTGTCATTGTGTTATACATGTCTTCCTCTACATCGTCAACCTTATAGTTTACTAAAGTATCTTCTTCAGGTTTTTCATACTTAACAAAGAAATGTAATGATGTTAAAGATATTATAGGTAATAAACCACCCTCTAAAAAGGCTAACCATCTTTTCATACCAACTAAGTCAGTTGTCTCAGTCCCCATTAGTTCCCATACAGGGCCCGTTAATTCTATCCAAGATTTGAATAACTCACCATTTTCATCTATTTCTTTAAAGGAATAAAAAATGTTGCCTATCATTTGAATAAAGGTAACTATACCAAACATAAACCAAATACCACCCTTAACCTTATTGGATGCAGCAACTAACGCTGTTATAGCCCCAACTTCAATAGCTATAGATAGGTATATAGCCCAATTTATAGGGTTAGCCATGTCGTACCAAGATACAACGTGCGATATAGATATTCCAGCTACCAAAAGTATGGGTAACAAAAACATTGACCTATTCGGATTATTTTTTATCCAGTTCCAGAAACTTATCATACCTCAAAACCAAAATTAAGTACCATCACCCTAAGTCTAGCACATTTTTCATTATTACATGGGCATATTTTAAATTCTAATAATGTTAACTTCCCAAATCGGATAGTTATACTCCATTTATTTTTTTTATTTCCGCCCTTCCAAGAGTTAATCCAATTTACCATAATTTTATTTTTCTTCATCATTTTTTAATTTATTTATTGGAATTCTGTCCTTGTCAGATAACTCCTCTAACTCTAATGTTTTCCAGTTAGGCGTTTTTTTAATTAACTCAACCATTTCTTCTTCAGTTATAAAGTTTTTATCATTAGCAATATTAATTAGACTATCTAAGTTAGAAATTCTTTCATTAATACTTTTTTCTGTAGATTTAATGTTGTTATTTGTTGAACATGTTTTAAAAAACATAATCATAAATAAAGGGAATAGTACCCTAAAACCCCATTTATCAATAAACCCTAATATATTTCCCATAATTTTTTACTTTAATTTTAATCACTTTTCGTTAAAAGTGTATAATTTACTTATTATATAAATATTTATAAAATATGAATATTAACAATATTATAAAAGAATCTATATTAAGGGAAGAAAAATTTCACGAATTAAACACTGAAATAGAGTTTACGTTTGATTTACACCATGATATTGGTGGCCACACGGCTAATAGAAAATGGCGCCATGGTTCTGGTGAAAAAATATATGATAGGGATATTGTTATGTTATTAGATGACGCTAAAGAAGAAATCATATATTCAATTATAGATGGTGATATTAGAAACGGTAGAAGATTCATTGTTTCAAGAGATGGGGGTGATTATTTAAATGTAGTTATAAAACCTGAAGAACTAGAGGTTAACCATTGGAATTTGGTTACTATTACAGTTATGAAAAATCAAGATTTTACTGTTGGTAAAGGTCAATTACAAATAGTTGTATAATGAATATAAAAAGAATTATAAGGGAGGAATTGGATTCTATTAGTGATAGTTTTTATTTACTTGTATCTGATGATGAAAGTTTCCCTATAATAGAATCCAATGAACTAGATTGGATTAAAAATGTGGACCCACTTAGTGGTGGTGAATATTACGATGATTCAAAAGCGATTTGTTTTGGTGATAAACAAAAATACTGTGATGTTAGAATCAATAATGAGTATATCGCTTTTTATTTTACTAGGGATGAGTTAAGTGATTTTTGGGATGAAGAGGGTTATTGGGAAGATGATAGGTGGATAGTGGAAGCATTATGGCAAAATGGTACACCTTATGATGGTGATGGTGATTGGTATGAGTTTGATTCAGATGAATTTAATTACTCTTATTATAGATTAGGTGATGACCAAAAAAATAGATTTAATGAAATATTGAGTTATGTTGGTAGTGGTGAACGTATTGAAAACTTTGAGGACGAAATGACTAGTCTAACTCGTGAATTCAAACACCCAAAAATACAATCTTTATTTGAAGAGTCGATTAGTGAATACTTAAATCAATTAGGTTATATTATCCAAAAAAATAGGTGGCTAGATATTTCCAACGAATGGGATAGTGTTTCTAAACAAGTTGGGGTGGAAGTAAGTATGTCAGGTGACGAAATAGAAATTAAAATACCGATAGAAAAGGCTTACCAAAACTACTATAGTAAAGGTGTTAATGATTTAACAGGGTTACTTAAAGCTATAATAAAAAAATTAGCTTCTATAAATTGGTATGAGTGGTTTTATGATGAATGGGATACAAGTGGTGGTGATGAACAAATAGACCACGCTTTTAATGATTTTTTAGATAAAACAGAAGATTATTTGGATAGTGAATTTTTTGAAAAATACGAAAAAGTTTTATCTGATTTTAAAGAACTGGGTATTAAAAACAAAAATACTAATTGGTATAATTACAATCAAGTAGAAAGGGTAAACCCAAATGATGACACTATATGGATTATTGATTTTAAAAGTGGTTATGAAAAAGCTGATTTAAAGTTACACAAAAAACACAGTAGCACTTATTACGGTAATCAAGATGTTCTAGAAAAACATGTTGACGTTCCATTAGAAGAAATTTCAAAATACATAAAACCTTTATAAGCAAAAAAAACCACAGTATTCTACTGTGGCTGTTCCAAATGTATTCTGACAAAAAGAACATTTAATCCCCCATTCTTGTTATACAAATATAAGGCCTTTTTTTTAATCGGCCAAATTATTTTTGAATAAATTCAAATAAATTATCACAATTATTTTTGAGTTTTCTAATAGCTTTCTCTTTTATTTGTCTAATTCTTTCTTTAGTTAACCCAAACTCATCACCGATTTGTTCTAGTGTTAGAGAACCACCATCAACACCAAAATACATATTAATAATTTTTCTCTCCCTATCGGATAATATAGATAATGTTCTTTCTAATTCACTTTTTAGTACTTCTTCAGTTAATATGTTTGTACCTGGTTGGTCAAAAGTTTTATCCTCAACTATGTCCAAAACTTCATTACCATCTTCATTTATTTTATCATTTAATGAACCACATGTTGGGTGATTTAATACCGCTAGGTCCATATCAATATTTGTTGCTTGTCTTTCATTTTCTTGCTCAAATTTAGACATTTCTTTTTTTATTTTGGACAACTGATTGACAATGTTAACGGGTAGTCTAACAGTTCTTGAGTTTTCACATAAAGATTGTAGTATAGACTGTTTAATCCACCAAACAGCATAAGAGATAAATCTAAAACCTTTTGTGTGGTCAAATCTTTTTGCTGCTTTAACTAAACCATAATTACCTTCAGATATTAAATCTACTAATGGTACACCTTGACCTTGATATTCTTTAGCTACTGAAATAACAAATCTCAAATTAGAAGTCACTAGTTTATTAAACGCTACCTCGTCATCTTTAAGTATTTTTTTAGCCAACACGACCTCTTCTTGGGGTGTTATTAAGTCTATTTTTCTAACTTCTTTCAAGTAGTTGGAGATGGAGTCTTCAGTGGTTTCAATAAATTTTTTGTTAGATATCATATTTTATTTTTTTTGGTTTTATTTTTTCCGAATATTAAATTACTATTTTTAGTGTTATGACCACTTTTAGTGGATTTAGTTGTCTTTGTGTTTCTTTTTTTTAGTTGTTTTTTTGTGTTTTTTACTTTTTCTTCTTCAATTTCTAACTCTATCGCTTTTTTCTTTTTTAAGTAAGTATCACAATTTAAAGAATATGGGGCGTTCTGTAGATTATATATTAAACCTTTTATATATTGTTTTCTTTTATCTAATGAAACCCCCTTTAAATCTGTAAGAGTCGACTCTAGTTTATCAATTTCTTTTTTTAATCCAGTTGACCATGCTATAACTAAATTAGTTAATAAGTCTTTAGGCACTTCTACACCATACCACTCTACTCTTTTACCTTTTTTAATTATTTCATGGTATTTAGATTTATCCATTTAAACAAATATAACTAAAAAATATTAATTAACAAATTTTTTCTTGATTTTTTGTAAAGAATTATACCTAAGTTCTTTTTTAACCATTTCATCTTCACTATACTTATAAATATCGTCAACAAAATAATTCCACTGTTCTAAAGGTTTTAAATTTTTAATACTATTCTCTAACTGTTCACTGTATGGTTTCAACACACCCACAACACTAGAGACATAACCTTTATCACTTTCAACATAAGGTACTGGTTCAGCCCACTTCCCACTATTATTATAAAAACTAACTATTTTACCCACTACGTATGTGTCACATTCATTAGATTTTGTTAGTACTTTATCACCTAGTTTGAATAGGTTCCCATCTTTTTCGTACTCATCAATAATTTTTATATACTTAACTTTTTCCTTTTTAAGGTCCAAAAGATGTGTATAATCATCAACTGTTTTATGTTTTACGGGGTCCTTTTTATGGAATAACTTTTTAAATACTTTCATTATGAACTTTTTTCTAATATACCTATTTCTTTTTCAGTTAAGCAGGTTCTATCATATTCGTTTCTACTTAACTTATCTAAAATATCGTTAACATTATCGTACTCCTCTATTTTAACTTTTCTAAGTTTAGTGTCTGTATTGGGATTGTCTAGGTTTATTTTATTTTTTAAAATCTCCATAGAGCTTTCGTATTCTGGAAACAACCCTTTAAAGTACTTTGATGGTAGATTTATTGCGTGTTTTGATTTGTTTGTTATGTCAAAAATTAAAATTGCTGGTATGTGAACTAACATTTCATGAATTTCATCTATAATGTACTCACTATAAAAGGTTCCCATAAAAATACCATTACCATCTACATAATGTAACCCCAATTCATCATCGGCTATATCATTAAAATCATAATCAAAGCCATCATAATTACCTAAAATTATTATTAAATATCTTTTACCCATATAAACTGTTTTTATTATAAATATCTATAACAAATATATTAAAATTATTGTAATAACAATGATGATATATTGTTTTTCTTTTTTATTGTGATAATTTTAGTTGCCCAATCTTTAATTAACTGATTGTGTGTTATTAAAAATATACTTGGAAACATCTCTGAACATTTCTGAAATAAATTACCAACTAAATCTAGATTCTCATCAGCTACTTTACCGAATACCTCATCAAACACTATTATATTAGGTTTTGGTAAACAACTTATTTTTGACATAACACACCTTAATGCTAAAGCTGACACTGTTTTTTCAAAACCACTACATTCGTTTAGTGGGCACTCCACTAATGCACCATTAGCTTCTTTTATTACCAAAAACTCAACTTCCTTTTTATCATTAATATCTACCACTAATTTAAATTGGGCTGTATCTATTAATAGTCTCTCTAGTTCAGAGTTGATTAGTGGTATCACACTTTTCATAACCATTTTGATTATTCCGTTTTTACCAACCATACGAATATAAATATCGAATATCAACCTAACTTCTTCCTCAGCTTTTATTGTTTTAATATATTCTTCATTTTTACTTATTTGTATATGGTGTTGTTTAACTTCATTTTCCAATCTTTCGCCTAATTTAATTTTATTTGTTTTGTTTAATCCTAAATTATTTATTTTTGTATTATAACCTAAAATCTTACTATCTAACCCATTATTTATTTCGATATTTTCTAAATTATCTTCATATCTTTTTTTAAGGTTTAGTTTTTCTTTCCTATCTATCCTTAATCTTTCTAAGTCTAAATCTAACTTATCCACTTTAAGTGAAGTCCTATCATATTGTGATACGGAAGATTTTATGTTATCCATTTTAACCACACTATCACTAACCTTAACTATTTTATCCTCAGTTAATTTTAATAACTTTTCGTATTCAACAATTTTATCTTTATTTTCTTTTATCTCACCACTATGGTCGACATCTACTAAACTTTGTTTACATGTCGGGCAAAACTCACCATCTTCTAACTCAGTTATTAATTTTCTAGTGCGAGTAATTAAGGCCATATGACTATCTCTCTCTGTTTTACGTTCCCTTTCTTGTTTTACAACGTCTATATGTAATTCTTCGTCATAATCAGGCTCTACCATACTATCAAAGGAATCTTTAGCGGTCTCATAATCTTCTTTTTTCTTTTTACCTTTTTTAATTATATCCTCAACTTCCCTATCTATGTCTTCAATACGTAAATTGATGACTTCATCGTCAATATCTATTTTTTTTCCAATTAAAATTTCTTTTTTACTAGTAGCTATCTTTATGTCTGACTCTAAATTTTTTATTTCTATAATATTTTCCTTTATTGTGTATTGTTTTTCTTTTATTTTATTGTCTAGTATTTTTATTTCACTACCCAACTCAACCATATTATATATGTCAGATTTTAACCCTTTAGCCCAACCCGATTTCATTTCTTTTACAATAGTTTCTTTATCCTCAATAATTTCTAAACCAATAAACCTAGACAATATTCTACCTTTTTCTGTTGGTTTTGTGTGTATTATATCTTCTAGGTTGTCAGCGTCCGCTATTATTGTTAATAAAAAGTCATTTACTGAGCCTATAGATTTTTTTATAAACTCTTCGGTTTCTCTTCTTTGTTCACCTTCTAAATTCTCAATTGTTTCGTCTGGTAATATTCTATAAAAAGATAGTTCTGTCCTTGTAGTGTAGTCCAAGTTATTTCTTTTTAATTTTCTAGTTACAACCCTCTCTATAATATAATCAACACCGTCAATAGTTATTTTACCTTTAACTTTAACCTCATCACAATCACCCCTAAAAAGGTTAAACATTTTTATCGCTGTAGTACCCTTTGTTGTTGTATTAAAAAATAGGAATAGTAATAAGTCTAAAGCTAATGTTGTTTTACCACCCATATTTAATGGGTCCGATGTTATCACAGTAATACCTTCTAACTCCTTAAAAGATATTTTATTACCATCACCATAAGATAGAAAATTAGACCACTCTAACTCCTTTATGTACCAATTCCTATACCTGTAATCTGTATCTCTTTTTTGTGATAGTTTTTCATTAACTTTGTCATCTAAACGCATTAGTCTATCTATGTCAACATCAACTTTATTATTACTAACCCAATCTTTAAACAATTTTTTTTGGTAGTTGGTGTCCATCACGTTGTCAGATACGCTCATCTCCACATCACCATCTTTAGCCATAACCTTTTTAGGTTTAAAAATTACCTGTGCGTTAGAATTACCGTATTTTTCGGAAATATGTTTAGCTATTCTTTTACTTCTTTCTTGTGTATAATTTTCAGGACTGTCTTCCCATATAACACGTATTTTAGCTTTAGTTGGTACCTCGGTATTGACCTTATGTATTACATTTTCCATTATTCAGATATTTATTGTAAAATATAAACTTAATTTTTGATTAAATAAATGCTAGTAAAAAACAAATACCATGAAAATACTGAGATTACCAGAAATGGTACAAAAAGTTTCATTAATGGTAAAGAACCAATCCGTACAATCACAAATAAATAATAATTCTATAACAATTTCTACCGATGTATGGGACTTTGAGTTTTTAAAGTTCGAACAAGGTGGTTATTATATCTATGAATCCGTAACCATTAAAGATAGTGATATGGATAGTATGTGTATTGAAATTAAGAATTCCCTTATGCGTCAATTAATTTGTAAGTATGGGGTAACAATATGTTTATAATTATTCACCATATAAATCTTCTTTTATATCGTCTTTTGGTACCCATTTAATTATATTATTGAGCCCATGTTTTGGTTTTTCATGTTTTGGTTTTTCATTCTTTGGTGCCACATAATTCCTATTTTTCTCCATTTCCAACTCTATCTTTAGATTTTTTATTTGTTGTTTTAAAGTTTTAGTTGTGTTACCACCAGAGTTAGACATGTCTTTTATTGTATTACGTTCACCATCTAAATCCTCACCTAACTTAGTGATTTCACCACCAAGTTCTTTTATTTCTGCCTTTAGTTTATTAATTAATTCATTATCTGTAACCGTAACCTCCACAATTTTCTCCACCACCTTAATTACCTCGATTTCTACTGGTACCTCTCTAATAATTTCAACTTCTGTGGTTGCCGTTATAACCTTAATTACCTCTTTTTCTATTACCTCAAGTTCTTTACCGCCAATTTTAAATGGTGTTGTACCATACTTCTCAATATTAAACCCTTGTTGTGTTGATTTAATTATAAAAGCATCAATATCTGTTATATTGTTTAATCTACAATATTCCCAAACCTCATCTTTTAGTTTTTTAGGTATTTTCATTTACTTGTTTATGGGTTGTACAAATTTAATCGTTTATCCCCTATTTTTATTTTCTTAATTTCTCCATTAAAATCAATGTTCCACTCACCCTTACCTTTACACTTACATCTAGGCACTTCTTTATTTATAATTATACCATATAAAGTTTCACTTAATGGGTCTTCAAATATTACATTATCCCCTATTTCCATAATTTATGTTTTTTTACTTTCTTTAATTCACTACTCACACCAACTCTTCTTCAATATCCTCTATTGAGTTTATCCTAAAAGTGTAGAACCCATAGTCTGATTCTAAATTAATGTGTTCGTGTTCTTTTGTCCCAACGTCCCACACAACATATCCATGATTATCTACAGACTCACCAAAGTCTTGCTGTATCATTGATGATGGTTGTACAATTGGTGTTCCATGATAATTCATTACTTGGTATAGGTGGATATCGCCACAACAAACAAAATCACAACCATCAAAAATACTTATGTCTTGGCCATCCTCAAATTCAAAACCAATATTTGTTTTTAAACCAATTAATGGGTCGTGATATAAACCAACATATTTCTTATCACCATACTGTTCTCTTGCCTCCTCTATGTTAGGCCTCTTAGAACCTTCCATGTGACCATATAGACACCAAACTATATTATCGTCCTCATAACATCCTGTATGCTTTAAAAATTTAAGTCTATTATCCCCCATGGTCTCAATAATAGGTGTTAAGGCATCCATTCTATCTAAGTTATTAGCTAAGAAATCGTGATTACCCAAAATAACAATAGTATCTGCCATATCACAACAACCTTTAAAAAACCAAGTAACAATATTAATTAGTTCGGGTGTCATTTGATTTTTAGAATGAACAATATCTCCAGCAATAACAACCCTAACTTCTTCTCTAGTTAGTTCGTTATCTTCCATGTGTTGTTTTACAGAATCAAAAAATTTCTGAATCTGTTCTCTATATTCATCATGTCTTTTATAAAGTCTGATATGGATGTCAGCACAGTGGTATAAATGTTTTATCATAATTTAAATTCTTTTACTTGTTTTAATGGTGTGAAATCATTGTCAACTCTATAGCCATGTTGTCTAAATAAAGCATCAAATAATAATTTTCTTAATTCTCTATTACCTGAAGTGAAATCCATAATCTTTTCCAAATTCAATTCTTTTATTTCAGTTTCTCTACCAAAACGTAAAATATCAAATCTAGGGACAAGATTTTCATCATTATGGTAAGGTGTTAAATCATAACCTAGATGGCTATAATTTATTCTAAACCATCTTTTTAATATATGATATATGTCCATTATTTTCGTGATTTAATAAATCTATGTTTATTTACCCATTTCAAAGGTTCTAACCCTTTTTGTGATTCCCACTGCTCAACAAATAAAGCACAAATTTCAGCCTCAACATCGGTATTGGGCCAACCACTTAAATCTCGGTCATTAAGAAAAAATTCATGCGCTTGTCTAATAAAAGATTCCACATTAGGTATGGTTTTACCTTTCTTATATATTCTATAGACTATAGGAAAAATAACATTTGAAAGTGTAGTATTCCCCATATAAGAATCATGAGATACTACATAGTTAGCTACAAGTTCATATTTTAAAGCCAAAACAGGTTTTAAGTTTTCGGGCATTTGTTCCAAAAAACCCAATTCATACCATTTATTTGTTATCTCTTCTATATCAAACATTATAGTTCGTGTTTTTTAATAAACCTATTTGGTTCTACTGTAGATTTTTTATACAATCCATCCTCATAAAAGTCCAAAATCTCCTTACATTTAATACTGTTACATGTTGTTGTAGTGTAGTAAGCATTTTCATCAACCACTAACTTATTTGACGGTAATAAATCAACCTCATCGACAAACTGTCTCATTGTGACTGGTGACTGAAACATTTTGTGTGATGTTATAGTTCTTTTTGAACAAAAATCACCACACTTTTCATGTATATTATCTTGTATTAACTTTCTTGTGTTTTTTTCTTTGGCCACAATTAAAGCTGTTTTATTTTTATTTTCTTTTAAAAAAGATACAACACTATTAACTAACCTTGTTGTTTTACCACTTTGTCTTGGTTGAATTTCTACGTACATATTTTATTACATATCTTGCATATTATTCCAGTCATACTTTTTTAGTGTTTCCAACATATCATCAGAGTCAATTAAACTTGAGAAAGCTTCCTCAATGTTGTTATAAAAATCACCTGTTGAGTGGTCACCTATTCCTACTGAATTGTCCATTAACAATTCCAAACTTGTTAACGCTTTTTCTCTTTTTTCGGTGGCTTTCGCCACTAACATTTTTAAAATTCTTTCTTTCATTGTTCTATTTTTTTTGCTTTTATAATCATTTTTATTTTTGTGTTAAAGTTTTCTGGTATTATTGATTCAACAGATACAACATAACCACTCTCTAATAAAAGAGAACCTAATTCTTTTGCCATATCTTGTTTAATTGTGGTGATAAGTTCTTCTCTTTGGTTACCGTATGTTCTTAATATTTCTGGACTTATAACTCTTTCAACAATTACCTCTTCAATTGGTGATATTTCAAACCTTGCCGGACTTGTTTCATAATTAACGTTAATACCATCCACAACACCTATTGGGTACAACCCACCTTCCCTACTATGTGTGTTACAGTATCTTGTTGCTGACTGAACCCAACCATTTGTGTCTAACTGTTTTTCTTTTTTAACAAATTTATGTTTTAGTTTATTTCCGTCCATTATCTTACCATGTCCACTATTTTATTATCTATACTATATTCCGTATATATTTCCAACTCTGTTCTAATTCTATCTTCAGAACTTAATTTTTCCCATCTCTTCTGTGCTTTCTTTTTCCACCATTCATACATGTACTCCAAATTATGTTTATGAAAGTTTTGACCTTCTTTTAAAGGTATAGCTCCTTGGGAGTTAACGTGTTCTTTTACGTTGTCAAAACCAAAATTAGAATAGTAATATCTTTTCTTGGTTTTAGCTTTCATGCTTTCTTTGGTGAATAGGTGGAATTCTTTATAAGCCTCCTCATCGTAGTGTTTTAAATGGTTTTTGAGTATTGAAATAGCTTTATTAAACTCTCTCATTTTTGGTCCTGAAGGTTTAGGGTCAACTGTGTTACCATTCCACTCTTCTTTACCGTATAACTCCCTCATTCTACCTCTAATTGGTTCATACACCTCTTGTGTTGGAAATAGAAATACGTCTGATTCTGTCATCGCTTGGTATCTCATAAATGGTTTAAGTCCATCATATTGGCTAACACCTTTTAGGTCACCATATAGTGATGTTGTTTCCATAAAACAAGTTTCAATCTTTTCACCGTACTTATCTTTTAACATATTCCTTATTTCGTGAGAACAGGCAATTAAAGCCAATAACTTCCCACCAAGACAATTAAAACCAAAAGGTTGTACTGGTACTATAATAGCCCCATTAATCATACTTCTATTAACTTGTGTAGCGACCACTTTTTCACCAAAATAATCATTTCTAGGTTTAATAGCTAAAACTGGTGATGCCATTCTAATAAACCCCACATAAGTATTTGTGGTTGTTTCTTCTATCCCCAAGGTTATTTGCCTACCAATTTGGGGTTCTAATGGTAATGAGGTTATAATCTGTGTTGAGGGTGTGAACATTTTACCTTCAATAACTTTTATCCTAAAATTCATGTCTTTTGGCTCTACTGTTGGGTCATTGAACATGTTTACTGTGTATTTTTCATGGTTAATGTCAACAATTTTTTCTTTTTTTCTAGCTAAAAAATAATCTTGTATCGTATCTAAATTCTCATAAAACCCAACAAAAGTGTCTCTAATTTCTAAAGTCTCTTCTTCTGTTAATAAAGGTTCGAATTCTTTTTTTTCTGCCATTTTTTTGTTTATTAATATTTTTTTATATCTTTATACACCAATAGTAAGAATAATCAATAAAACAATAAACACTTTAACTACAATGAAAAAAATAATTTCAATACTAAACATTTTATTAATCTCCACAATATCTTATTCACAAATACCGATGAGTGTTGGTGTTAGTTGTGGCGATGGTAAACCGTATATTAAACAAAAAAGATTTAAACCAAAAAGTTATATTGTGATAACTGATTATGAACCTACTATGGAAGTTTTAGATTCTATTCTAAAAAAAGAGTCTTACATGCTTATTGATGGTTCTCGATGGTATATTATACCTAATAGTAAAAGAAAAAAGGTAGATAAAGCTTTGTCAAACATTGAACGTAGTGTGTAATGATTAACATTGTGTTAATCATCTATATTACCCAACCCCCAATAAGTTTCTAAAAGGAACTTTTCTGTTTCTCTTATGTTTGGTGTAGATACCCCTAAGGCATACGGTAACCAATACCTTTCATAAAAATAAGTGGGGTCATTTTTACATTTTTCCATTTCTTTTTTTATTGAAAATATGTGATTGTATTTTTTCTTTTTAGGTTCCAAGGTTAAAATACTTTTGGTACCGCTTTATAGGTGTGTGTGGGTGTTTCACTTAATCTATTTAGATTTGTTTCTACATTACTAACCCATTTTATATTGTAAAAATCATAATCCTCTAAATTTTGTCTTAAATCTACAACAAATACTTCATAACCTAACGCTCTATTTAGTTGTAAGGTTAGTTGTATCATATTACATTGGTCATTGTGATTATAAGGTATTGCCAACCCATCATCGGTTAAAAGTGTTACATTAGAGTAGTAAGTGGTTTCGAATAAATTACCACACCAGTGTCTCATCATTTCTAATTTTCTATTAGTATCTGTTGTTGTGTTAGCTCTAGGGTGTGAACCCCACATAGACCAACACCTATAAAAAAACGTTTGTAAGTTTCCATACATTCTGAATTCACTATCATTAAATTCTTTTTCCATCATACTCAGTCTTTTTATATTTCATTTTTATACATTTTATAAATCGTGAACCAATTAACTAACCACACCCTTTTAACCTTTATTACGTAATTTAATTCTGTAGATTGTTTTAGTGACATCACCCTATGGTGCCCATCAATACAAACATTATCCCTAGTTATTTTAGGTAAATTATTGTTATATCCATCTCCATATCCACCTTTTAAAATAGTATTCTTTAATTTTAATTGTTCCTCAGTCCAATCTAGTATCTCTATCTCATCCACCTTCTTTAACGTTTCTTTATCGGACACGAATTTTATATCACCAATTCTTATTTTAGTGTTATAACTGAGTAAGTAAGCTAATATCATAATTAATTTTCTCATTACTTTTTATTTTTATAATTTATGTTTTTCAACCCTTTTTTTAACCCAAAAATCTAAAACTTTCTTTGCTTCTAATCCCATATACGGAACTGGTATTATTTCAAACTCATAATCTTTTTCTGGGTTAAGATAAAGTAATCCCATTCTTCCCACCTTTTTACCTGTCTCCATTTGAAACATGTAAGCGTAGATTGACATCTGTAACCCATATATGTTATATTGACAATCCGATAAATAAGTTAATGGTGACTTTAACCATTTACCATAATCAGAAACGTAATCAATTTTTTTATTTGTTTTAAAATCCCACACATTGAAATACTCACCACAATCCTCAATAATATCCGCAGTTCCCGCTAACTCATGTTTTTCAGAAAATAAAATTGTTTCAGGGTATATTATACCCTTAGTCATTGGGTCTATCTTTTGAAACTTAGTTATTATCTCACTTTCGTAATCACTTTTTGGGATATAAATTTTGTCCGCTAATAGATACCTTTCCAATATCTCATGAACCTCTGTTCCGTATTCGTTAGCCTCATCATTAATTCTTTTCCACTCATCTAATATCTGTTGTTGATTCATACCCTTATATTCGGGTTTTCTAACATCCTCTGATTGTTGTGAAATTCTAAGAGCTACCTCTTCAGCCGGAAACTCAGGTTCAAGCATTGCTAGGACCGTTGTGACGGACTTATACTTAACGTTTGTGTCTTTATGTATATAAACGTGCTCTTCGGGTTCTAACCAAACTTGTGAGTCTCTTTTAGTCGCCATATTGTTTGTCTATTATTTTTTTAATTTCTAAAACTTTTTTAGTCTCACAATCTTCATGAAAAAAAATGTCTAATATTTTACTAACTTTTCTTGATTCTGTAACTAATGAGTCAGATTTCCCTATATAGTCTTCAATACCCTTTATCCCATTTTCATTAAACTTTTTAATTAATACACCCTCATTTAAGTGTTTTTTATTAAATCCTGTCATAATTCACTTTCTTTTAATTTATACGCACTTTCCATAGTTTCTATAACACCCTTCCTACCAAAATCTTCATGTATTTTAGCGATGTCATAGTCTTCCTTTATTTTTATTATTTTTATTCTATTAAATAACTTACCAACATTTAATTTACTATAATGTTTTTTTGCATCATTCCAAGCGTCTGAATCCAAAAGAATTATAACATTAGCTTTAGATTTATTGAAAAGTAAATTCATTAATTTATCAGATATTTTTTTACCTAGTATGGGTATTGAGTTGTGTGTGACCACATGGTCGAATGGGCCCTCAACTAAATATATATCCGAATCCCAATTTAAAGAATGTTCATTAAATATTATTTGTTCTTTATCTGATTCTGGGTTTAGGTATTTTGGTCTAGCGTTAGCGTAGGTTCTTGTTACAAAATAATTTAATTCATTATTTTTATCGTAAGAAGGTATTATAACCCTAGAGTCATACTTGCCACCAACAGAGTACCCAATTTTAAATTTAGTTATTATATCCTCGGTTAATTTTCTTTCTTTAACCAAGTAGTTCCAAGCTTGTTTATGTAATAATGACTTCGGGTTTGATTCTTTGAAGTTTATGTAGTGTTTTGGTAGTTTTAAATCCTCCACCACATTCTCCTCTATTTTATTGTTTTTTAAGTAGTTTAAATCGTAACCTATTAATTTTAATTTTTTAATTTGTTGTGTTGTTGCGAAATTTTTAAATAATTTTTTTAAGGAACCTTTTGTACCATTAACCTCACCACAAGCCCAACAATTGTAAACGCCTTCCCTTAGATTAACCTCTAGATTACCCTTACCGTCACCATCATACTCACCTTTTTCAGCTGAACATGTTGGGCAATCAAAACTATACTGTTGTTTTGTGATATTCCTTTTTTTAGGTTTACCCAAGACATCAATTAAAATACCATATATTAGTCTATTCTCTGACATATTATAAGACTAACATTTTTTTATGTAAAAATAAAGGGGAGATTACCACCAATGATAATCATCGTTGTTTATATACACAACTAAACTAATAAAAACTACTATAGCTAATATAAGTAACACAAGGTTTGGCCTATTCTGTTTTAACTTTTTGTTTACAATCCCAAAAACCATCACGACACATTAAAGCTCTAACACAAGCGTAACTATCGGTCATATCAAAATTTTCTTTTTTAAGGGTATTATTTTTTGTGTATTCCCACACTATCTGTGGCTCTAGGTCAGCCACCTTTTCCCAAATAACCATTTTCTTATCTGTAGTCCAATCATAATTACCAAATAAAACTGGTTTTTTCTTACTGATTTCTTTTTCTGTATATGGTTCACCTTTTTTATTGTGTGTCCTAATTTGCATTAGTTCTGGGAAAGAATATGCTCTAGCGTCATATGATGATATAAAATCTGGTATGACATTTAAAACCTCTGATACCATTTTTGATATCATACCATTAAACTTTAATAATGTTCCAACTGTGTAGACATTATTACTATTTAAAAGAGGTTCTTCTATTATCACCTTTTCTATATCTAACTCTATATATCTAGTTAATAATTTCTCAAAGGCGTCAACCTTTTTAAATAACAATTCCAACTTACTATCTGGTAACGGTTTGATTTTTGGTGTTATGTGTGTTAGTTCCAACAATTTACCATCTTCTTCGAATAGAGCTATTCCGATGGTCTTAGTTGAGACATCTAATCCTAAGATTCTTCCCATTTTTTAAAACTTTTTTTATTTATTATTAACAACTACCATAAACACATCCCCTACTTACTTGTAAACTATCAACTAAGTTACCGTCAATTGGGATGTTTAATGTTGTGATAGAATAATCATCTACTGCTTTAACAACAGGTTGTTTGCTTTTTGCGACCACTAAACAATTACCTTGTGAGTCATTAAGTGTTATAGTATTATATGCTACATTACAATTTGAACCAGTCGCTAAAGAGTCTTCTATATAAGATTGGTTTAAACTTGTGTTAAAGTCTTTTGGTGTCATAATTATGTCTACCTGTAGTGTAGTGTTTGTATCTATGTCTGAAGCATTTAAATAAGCTTCCGATGAAGCAAAAGTAACCATTGTGGTACCAGTACCCCCTGTACCACCAGACCAATTGAAGTTATTAACAAACGATTCAGCCCATATAAAACCTATACCCGAGTTATTAAATAATGCTCCAGCGGCAACATCTCTATTTGGTCCTAAAGGTGTTATTAATGGGGCAACTTGGTTTGTGTATTTATTAACTACACTATACCCATCGGACCATGTTTTAGCGGTAGAGCTACCACTCCACGGAACCCAATCAGTGGACATTAAAAGTGTTAATCCAGAATCGTATATGGACTTATTTGAGCTTGTCGAATTACGGGATTGTTGTTTTGTCTCTATAGTGGGGTTTGTTCCCATTTGATATACATACCCTATACCATAATCATTTGTAAACATCCTATTTGGTTCTGAATATGCCATATCTATTTTCCATGGGTCACAAACAGAAGTTGTAGATTTAACCTTTAAACTTTCAGTATCTATATATGAAGAATATAATGTTGTTGAAGAAGTTGCTCCGGTAAAAGTACCGCCAGACAATGGTATTTTAATCTCTATATTTTGACCATTAATCGATTTTCTAAAGTTTTGACTACTTACTTCGAACATAATCATACCGTTAGTACTGTAAGCATTTAATATAGATTCCCATAAGGTATCTTTCATTCCACCATCCGAATAGTCTACATTATATGAGTCAAATATTTTTTCACTGTTTAAATTAAACATTGACCATAAACTATTATATTTGTTTGTTTTGAATCCTGCGTCATTTACGGAATCTAATTTTGTGAACTTTAGTTCAGAACCAAAAGCCATAGTAAAAACACTTGACACATTTTTACCATTCGTGATTCTTTTTTGGTCTGCCGGTATTTGTTTTAAAAAAGTACTCATTATATATTGTTAGGTTTAATGCTTTTTATTATAGTGCCTCCTTGAAAATGCCAAGGATTGTCTAATTGTAAAAAATCAATTCTTATTTTAGTGTTTATCTCATTGTTCTGTATGATAAATTCTTTATTCTTTGGTGAAATAAAATTATCTATAGTGGATACACCAGTATTATCGTTATTATCTGGTATTCTATTAGTGAACGTTTCTTGTCCACCATAATTTGAGTAAAATCCTTTAGCTGCCATTAGTTTATTATGATTAATTCTGTAGAAACAGTATTTACGTTATAGTATAATTCATAAGTTAGTTCACCACCAACCTTCTTGTTTTGATAAGCCCTATTAAATTTCTTACCGCTCTTAGTGTCAAGCATGAAATTTATAACAAATCTATAAACACCTGTACTTACTTCCTCACCATTAGCCTTCATAAATAGTTTTAATTTATCTGTTAAACCATCTATCGCTGGCTTATTATTATTATCTTTAAACCCATGCACCATATACGCAACACCATCTACACTTTCAAGGTTTTTATTCTCTTTATATTGGTATATCTTGTCATCTATCATTATAGCCGGATAAATTTGTTTATAAGCACCTGGGTTTGACTTTACTTTATTCTCCACATCTCCAGTGTTTAAAAATGAACCGTCAGCTACATAACCCCATCTATCTACGATTAACCCTAAAGTATTAGATGTACCAAACACGTCCACCCCATCTATAACCATAGTATCAAATGATAGTATCATGTTAGATGGGAACCTATTACTTGTTTGTCTATTAACGAATTTTTTAATTCCAGACGTAGTTAATTCCATATACTTAGGGTTCACTAGTTTATAATTGTTAACATCCTTAGCGGAAGGTAATCTATACGACACATCTAAATTAGACTGGTATGTTTCTGTTACGTCCCATGTTTTGGTTCCATAATTATACTCCTCTAAATAAGCTGAGATATAATCCCAAATCTTTATTTTTAACCCTGAAGATTTCCTACTGTAATCTGTCGATTTTAAAGCTGACAAATCATCAATCCATTTATCTATGTTTACCCTAACTGTTATGTTATTTTTTTCAAATGGTATTGAACAATTTTCACTAACAAAAGATAATTTTACTCTACTATCCAATGTTTGTATTTCTTCTGAACGTGGTGGGGTTATTGGTATAGGTTTTCTTTGTGAAAATGAACATGTCGGTATTTTTGTGGTACCTTCTCTATTACCAGTTAAAGGTATTGTAAAAAAATTAGGTTTTACACTATCTTCTTCTACACCATATATGATTGATGCATCACTTACATTAAATGATGTTATCGAGTTTAATAAACCATTATTTAATAATGTTTTAAATCCTTCTTCTGTTATGTATGTGTCAAAATCAGCCATTTCTTAATGGGTTTCTTAAACCGTTTATTATTATTGTATAATTATTTTTCTTACCTACAATATCTGGTACTGGTTGGTCTGCTGTATTTAAAGTGTACATTACATTATCATCCCATAATGTAAAAGAACTTATATTTGAATATAAACCGTCACCTAACATAGTCTCCAAACCTTTTTCAGTAAAGATAATTTCAAATTTATTTTTTTCAATATCAACAAATCCCATTTCATTATAAATCAAAAGCCATTTCTATTATAACTGTACTAGTTGGCGTTTTTTCTATCGGTACATTCATTTTACCTATAACCACTAAATCAGCTCCACTATAAACACCGACTTCCGTTATGTGAACATTTTGTCCACTACCAGGATAAGTAGGGTTTATTGATGTGTTATACTCTGTAGGTGATATTGTGAAATCAAATTTTGTTCTGTATTTATTTGTCACACCTTTGGTTACTACATTACCATAAAAGAATTTTTCATCGCCAAATTGTAATAACGTTGGTTCAGTTGTCAATGGTATATTTATAAAATCATGTAAATTATATGTTGTTGCTGAATTAACATATAAATTATTTGTTATTGTAAAAGTACTATTTTCTAAATTCAGTTTATCTATTTTTTGACCTACAACATGACTATCTATATCAGATGTTAAGTCAATCAACCTCCAACCATTAGGTGTTGGGTTAGACCCTAACACACTTCTTTGTACTACTGCGTAAAGAGTGTCAGCGTTCCAACCAGTCCCACCACTAATTTCCATAAATGGTAGTTGGCCAGATGGGAAATTAAGTGTTAAAGCTTTTGATTCTGTAGGTGGGCAATCACCACCTAGTGACTCAAAACTACTACAAACAATATAATTACAATGTAACCCTGTTGTATACCCACTATTTGAAGCTAATAAGTATGTGACATATAAAACTTGTGTACCGTCTATAACACCATCCAAACTACCTAGTAAGTTAACATTTAATTTAGGTAACGTCCAATTTCTATTACTTTTATATGACATTGCTGAAACAAGTTCTTGGTCATCTATTGTGAATGTGTGTAACTGTGGAAAAACTCTCCCAACCTTATTACTAAATTCATCCACTAAATTAACGTACTCTATATCTGTATCAATACCACCCAATGTAACATATCTTGTGTCACCTGACCCTATGAAGGTGTGTCCCATGGTTGTTCCAGTAACTTCTTTATGCCACATTAATGTCGGCATTACTAAGCTTGGGTAGTATTTTTCATTTAAACTATTGTTAATGTAAAATTGTTGCCCCATTCTTTTCTCGGTTTGGTTTTCGCATGTTTGTGGGTTGCTATAGTGTATAACGCCTATTGAACTAACTAAATCACAGAACGTTCTAGCTGATGGTGCGATATCACCATCAGCGAGTGTTTCTGGTTGTAGCTCAGATGTGTAACCGTAATATTCTTTTGTACCAATAAAATCTTCAGAACCATAGAATTCAAAACCTTCATAAGTACCAGTAATAATACCTGCTTGATTTTGAGACCATACATTATTCATGTTCCAAACCGTACCACCACTATAAAAACCACCGCTAGAAAATGTATTTCCAGTTCCAGGATAGAAAGAAGCCCAACATTCGTTAGTTCCAGAATAACTTGGGAAGTAAGCGAAATCTCTGTCTATATTAATTTGTAGATTATTTGAAGCTAAATCGCCCGAGACATTCTGTACTTTATACCATAAATAAGGTACGGGTACATTTGTTAAGTTTTGACTTAACGTTGTGGATAACTCATCATTATTCATTTTAACAAGCATATAATCCCCAATCTTTGGTTCGTATGTATTTGAGCCATATGTCGTTGATTGTCTAACTGGTACAAACATTGTCGACCCAGTTAAACCACTAAGCGGTATTACAGTGTCAGATTGATATGAATAATCTGTTGAGGTTTGTGATGTGTATGTAACACTAGTACCTGTTGTACCACTAATAAAAAACCCTAATTCTGGTGAGTCTATTATTGTTTGTATAATATTGTCATACAAATTCCCTACAGCAATACTTGGTGAAGTACTGGTTGGTGTTGGGTATAATGGTGTTTTTAGGTCTGGATTATTAGATTTAGCTCTTAAATCAATATTGTTTGATATGTCATACCCAACGCCTAAGGTTGAATAATCTATTTCAGAATCCCCTAATTTAAAGGTGTCAAAAGTTAATAACCCCTTGGATAATAATTGTCTACCTTTGTCTGTAAGTCTAGCACTTATTACTATATTACTATTTTTATCGATATAACTCACTTCTAATCATTTTTATATAAATATGTTATTATTTTAATTTACGAAATATTCCTTCCGTAATTTTTCAATTGCTGTCTTTCCTCCGTTTATACCAAAGTAATAATATGGTATATTTTTACTAGCGTTATGTGTGGAACCAGGACCTGTAGGGGGGTCGTTAGCTTGTTTATCTTCACCTGACCATGGTAACGTGGGTTGATTACAGTCAGTCCCACTTGTTTGACCACAAGGACTAAATCTTTGCCCTAATGTATTATCGAATATATACCCACTTATTACTGATGCGTCATCATATTCCGCAATTCCTGGGGCGAATTGTTCTCCCTCTACATTAATATTGGATTGTACTGTTACTATGTCATTATAAATTTTAGGTATTTCTTTGACGTATTGGTAATACTTATTCTTTAATTCATTTTCATGACATCCCTGACCCCTCTCAAATAACCCATTAACCTTACAGTTTTCAAGACCTACGATATATTTTAAAACGTCTACTGGGTCTTGGTAACTGGAGTGTCCCATGTTATTACTCCAAAACTCTGGGTCCCACCCATCTTCATAAAATGTACCAGTAAAAAACTCAGGACCTTGTTTATATAAATCAAAAACACAATCATTAGCGTTAACACATTCTTCTATTTCATTTAATGTGTCTGGACACATCTCTACTCTACCTAAAGATACTATCTTAGTTGATGAATAATTGTTGCAGTAAATGTTATCACCAATATCTGTTGCTCCATTACCACAAGCCAACCCACCAAGGCTAGATGACCAACAATTACCTTCTACAGTATCGTTATGCCAATGTCTATGATAGTTTTCTATATAATCCACCGGTTTGTCACTAGATTCACTACCCCTTACTAAACATTTTTCACACCCCCTATTTATACCACCTATTTGAATTCCATCGTGTGGACAACATTGATTTCCGCCATAATTGTTCCCACTTTTTTTATCAGAACCAGGTCCACAAAATTTTTCTTTTAATTGTTCTACTCCGTTTACCTTTGTTATTTTAGATTTGTATTTGTACTGAAATAAATATAGTGTACCAACTATCCACGCGTCAAATAAACATCTTCTAATAACGTTTCTTTTTTCAGCTAACTCTATAATTCTACAACATAACCATTCTTGAATGGTATCCATTGCCTCACAATTGTCTTCACTAGGTATAATCGAGAATCCTTTAAAGCAAATGGTAGGGTTAGTTGGGCAACTGGAATTTGGGTCATTTGCGTTTGTTGGACACCCACACGCCGATGGAACACATATGATATCAGGACAATTTATGGTGGTATTACAGCTATTGGAACTACAACCAGCGGTACCATCACAAGGAGCTCCGTTATCAGCACCACAGACACCACCTGGACAATTAGTACATACACAATAAGAGGTTCCGGCACAATCTAAAGCAAACCCTCTATAACCCTGTCCTACACCATAGAGCTCGTCACAATACGCTCCGTCCTCATCATCTACGAATTTGCCCATAACATCCCCAAGCCACACAAATGGTTGAATTATAATGGCTCTGTAAAATCTAAATATACATATTGTATTGTTGAATATACTAAAACTAGCGGAAATACCAAAATAGAAACCGAACTTTAAACCTATTAATAGTATTATAAGTTTCATGAACATTGCACCAATCTTTAGGAAAAAACTGCCTAACCCGAATAAAAAATCGGCCTTTTTCATTGCCGTATTAAATGGCATTGGGTTATTGTTTGACCCATTACCGTCAGTATTTTTTAAACCTAAAAAACTCCACCTATTAGAACCCTTTTTATATTTTTTAATATAATTAGCGACAGTGTATAGTTGTTTCCATTCAAATAGTTGGAAGTCTCTATCAATATCTTTATAGTCACGTATGTCATCTGTAAATCTTTGGTCTTCAGTTCCTCCTATGTAGGATTGTTGTCCCGTACTTGTATACCCCTTGGAACCACCATGTAATGAACTTAAGCTAGGCACTATCATATTTGCGGTCCTTCTTTTACGGTTAGCGGGTGCTTCGTTAAAGGACATTTTCATCCTATAATAAGCTTTTGTAGGTAAACCTATCTGTGGGTCGGCTGACGCGACTAACTTTCCTGATTCATCTGTAATAACTGTACCGACATTCATAGGCAAAGGAAACGCGAATGTACCATCATCATCTATTAAATCACCCCCTTTAATATCAAAAAATTCTAGGCCTGTTGCCTCTATTTTTTTATTAACAACCCACTCTACTGGGTTTATTTTGCTCGCTCTAATAAAATTTATTTTTCCTGCCCCAGTTCTAAGTTCCGCTGACTCTCCTTGGTCGTTAGTTGGGTTACACCTTTTACTTATTGAGTTTTTTTCACTATCTGAAAATATAGACCCCATAAATAAAGCTGTAGGTACAATGTCTGTGTTTGTGTCTAAATCCACCCTTGTTATACCTATTTCACAATTTTCTGGGTCACCCCAAAATGGTATAACGTCTATACCTTGGTTTGTTGTCTTTACTTGTGGTAATGTGTCAATATTTGACGATGTTTTGAACTCTGATGTACTTTCAAAAAACCCTAAAGGGGCTCCTTGTGCGATTAAATCATACGGCCTAACACTTAAAAGTCCGGCATCACTTAAGTCCACATCCATGTGTACTAACCTTTCACCCGTTGGAACACCGAATAACATGTAATCCCCAGATTCATTAGTTTTTGTGGTATATTTAAAGTATTTTTCAAAAACTTCTATGACCAAGTCGTTGGATAGTAACGTTTCTTTATCGGGAAAAGTACCTACCGCCTTATTTAAGTCACACGTTGTTCTGTTTAATAGTAAGTTATATCTAATGCCATCTTTTCTTTCAGGTGATATGTATGGGTATAAGTCTTTTATTAATAGATTTTTTTCATCCTCACTACTTATTGGTACAAATACGGATACTTTAGCGTTAGGTACACCAAAACCCTTATTAGCTATCACCCTACCAATCACAACACCATAATTAGCACAAAAATTAGTGTATAAATCTTCTTGTGAAATTTTTAAACTTAAAACCTCTAAAAAATCAAAACTTTGTTCTAATTTTAAAGTTAAATGTTTATCATCACCACCTGGTGTTGTACGTAATCTTATAGTTTTATTTAGTTTTTCCATTAATAACCATAAATTATTTTATCATTTTTAGTGTTAAATTCACCCACAACATTAGAGCTTGTTATGATACTTTCTTTTAAAATATTTTTATATGTTTTTTCAAATATCACCCTAAACTTATAGTCTTTATTAACCCCTAAATTAATTATGTCTGTCTGATATGTCACATCGTTAATATTATATTTGACATATTTTGTTGTAAATAAACTAACCCAATTAGTGTCAGATTTTTCAGTAACTTCTACCTTAAATAAACCGGTGTTATTTTTTGGTTCCCTTATTGGGGTGACCTTCCATGGTATGGTGACACTGTCTTTATCTAAAGTACCTAGATTATTATACACATCTAATCTAGTTTTAAAATACCAAAAAGAAAGTATATCACCCTTTTTAATAGTTATAAAGTGTGGGTTAAATATTATCTTGTTCGGTGTTGTTGAACTTTCATAGAACTCTATACCCGAAACTAATTTTACACCATTTAAAACCCCCACAATTACTGAGTTTGAGTCAAAATCTGAGGTTAAAAACACCTCTTGAGTACCTTTTACTGTGTTAGTATTAACTATATTTACTGTAGAAGCTGACACATCTTCTGTAAACCCAGTAACTTTGAACGTGTCTATATTAAATTTGTCTTGTCTACTCATCCCCAGGGCTGTTAAAAAACTTTGTGGCCCAATTAAGTAAACTATCGCTATTATATCTGTAGACTCTATTTCACCACTAAATATATTCACTATTGGTGTTGTTGATGGGAATAAGGATGTATCTAAACTATAATCTAAATTTTCTGTTAGCCTAATGCCGTTAACATATAGGTTTATTTTATTACCAAGTGGTTGACTAGCTAAATTAAAAAAGTTTTGATATGCACTCCCTTGTATTATTTGTTGGGTTAACTCTACGCTATTCACTAAATCGGATGGTGTGTTAACAATGCTTGGTTGTGATGGGTTTGTAACCGTAGTAAAGTACCAATCATAATTAAAATTAAAATTGTTTAACTGGTTTGAGTTTTTCCATGTGTCCACATCTTTCTTTATACAGTCTTTAGGTGTGAACTTGTAATAACTCCTTAACATATAATCACTATTTGTAAAAGGTAGGCCACCCACACTAATAACACTATTTAAAGTTGTTGATGTTAGTGCACTAAATGCGTAACATTTTTGATAGGTAGGGGTAACGTTATTTAATGTTTTATTAGCGTTGTTTAGTACAAAATTAGACCTATTGTATATTTTATAACAAAAATTACCAGTATACCCAGTATAATCTGTAGAACCAGTAAAATTAAAACCTAAATCAGTCTCTTGGACTTCTGAAAAATTATATACGGAATAGCAGTTTGTTGGGGTGCCACTGCACGGTGTTGTCGCCCCTGTTATAGGTTTTGTTGCCCCACTTAACCAATATGTTGGGCCTTCAAACGGTTCGAAACAAAAATTAGTGACAGAGTTAACATTATAAATGTTACTTAAACCTAAGTCCCTATCTAAATCCCTATCTAGATATTTATTTTCTTTTATTTTACATAAAAATCCCATTATTCAGTTATTGTTTGTGTTGGTTGTAATCTATCTTGGTATAGTTGTTTTCTTTTTTTTCTATCGTCTAAGTTAGTGACTATCAAAGGTTTTATTGTTGTTTTACCGTATTCTTTGGGTAGTGGGTTAATTTTTACTGTGTCTGTTGATATTGGCCCATTTTTTGTTGACTCATAATCTAACGGACTAAATGTTGTGTTATTTATATCTGCGTTTACAGTGTTTGGGTCATAACTTTTTGACTTACCGTTGGCAATTCTTCTTCCTCCGTTTGTAGCACTATTTGGTATAGTGGTGACTTCACCCTCAACAAACTCATAATCAAAATCACACTCATCATATTGTGTACATATCTCGTCTTCTCTGTTACACCATTTTTCACCAGAAACAAAGATAGTTGTAGCTGGTATAAATTGTTCAACAAACTGTACCCAAAAACTTTGGAAGGTCTTTTTGTACCCTTCTAGTTGTAATAAAGTTATTTTTTGTTCACAATATTTTTTATTAAAATCAGCTTTTACTGTTACGATATTAGTGTTATGACTACTCATTTTTTATTTATTATATTTAGTTTAAATGTTATATATCTATTAGTTAATTTAAGTGTTTAATTTATACATCCTAAGAGTATTCTATAAACCATTGAAATTTATATAATTTTGTACCTGAATTTGAGTTTATATTCATCTCAAACGTATAATACCCTTTACTATAACAAGTTTCACTATTACCAGGTATAGGAGTTGTGACAGCTTGATTACCGATTATTCTGGATAAAGGATAAGCATTGGTAAAAGGAAGTTCCATATATAAGGTACCGATATCTCCAACATTATCTCCAGCTGTTCCTCCTAAAACTTCTTGAACACCAGCCCCAGGAAAAGCTTGACTTCCTTGAAATTGTGCTACTGCTTTATTTCCTGAAGTAGTACCTGTTGGAGCGTTTTGATAACCTTGTGTAAAGAAAGCGTTAATGTTTCCTCCAGCAATATCAGCCCACTTAATATTTGAATATACTTTAAATTTCTCAACCCAAGCTGGAAAATTATTTGTGTTCCAAGTACCTGTTTCAACTACACCGCTACCACCCCATCCAAGACCTACAGAAGATTCGTTAGCAGTTCCTTGACCCGCATTAAAACCAGCCGAAGAAACACCATTTGTATGGTTAATTTCCATTTCTTGAAGAACTATTTGCTGAATAGCGGGAGCACTCCAAGTCCAAGCACCAGGTAAAGGATTTTGTGTACAATAAAAAGTATAAGTTCTACCATCATTTGGAATAGAAGCTACACCATCAACCACACCGTTTATTTCACCACCTACTACAGATGGAAAAACTTTTATAGGTAAAAGTGAATTATTAATAAAAACTGTTTGTCTACCCGTAGTTGGGTCTGGTAGTCTTGTAGCTAAATCTGAAGTTGTGGCGGAAGTTATAATGTTAACACCATATATAGCTTGGGAAGTGGATGCGTTTGTGGTTCCTTCTAAAATTAAATTATCATTAATTTCATTTGTAGCACTTACAACATTACCACTTGAATCAATGCCTAAGTTATTAACCGATGTTCCAGTGCCTACGGTACCAATATTAAGATTCGGAACATAAACCGTATCATTTGTTGTACCAGTAATTCCAATACCACCAATAACAACTGTATTAGTTACACCAGAAAGTATCACTGAATTATTACTACCTATTAATACAGCTCTTTTATCACTTGGTCCAGTTTTTGCGTGATTATTAACATTTTCGTGGATAATAATTTCATCCCAATTAATATAATCGGTGAGGTCAGCAGTCCAATCTTTATCACCCCAAATAGTCATACCTATATCAAGGTTTCCGAATGAGTCACCAACACCAAATTGAAGTGCTCCATCTGTTGTACCACTACTCATATACATCCAAGGACCAGTATAGGTACCACTATTTGTCCCAATGAATAAATCATTAAGACCAGCTTGTAGATTTATCGTACCACCACCAGTATCTGATGTAATGTCTTTACCACTTTGGACAACAAGATTCGGAACATAAACAGTATCATTAGTTGTTCCTGTTATGTTTTGCCCCCCTAAAATTACAGCTCTTTGTATACCAGATAGGACAGTATTATTGTCACCACCAATAATAGCAGAATTACCACCACCTAATATACTATTATTATTACCACCTAATATGCTAACCCCACCAGTTGAGCCATAACTAGTACTTACAAAAGAATTAGTTGACCCTAAAATAATATTATTTTCAACCCTACTTCCACCACCAATTTCGTTAGTGTCACCACCGATAATAGCGTTGTATCTACCAATCTGAGAAGGTGTAATTTTATTGGTACTGCCACCTAACATGACATTACTATCAAAGCTAGTACCATGCGTTCCTGTAGAAGCTGTAAGTACGTGTGAATCCCCAAAAATAAAAGAATTAGTTGTTTCGGAATCTATTATTGAATCAACATATGTTACTGTGTCGTGAATAGTTATAGGTGAACAACCATATAAATTTGTTATATATAAATCTGTTATACAATCTCCTGATGTGTTTCCTGTGAATGTTACACCAGCATACTCTGGAACATTTAATGTCCCACTAATTAAAGTTGATGGTCCTGTTGTACCTGTTGTTGTTAAACTAGTGAATGGGATAGAAGGTACTAAATCACCTACCCCAATTGCGAACGATGTTCCAGCTGGGTTATCTGTTGGGTCACTCACATCTACTATGTGAATTAAATCATTACTGGCTGGTGAACCACTAAAAATTACTCTATCTGTTAAAATACTCATTTTTTTTTGTTTTTAATTAAAATCATATTCGACACCATCTTGGAAGTCGAAGTTTACGTTATTTTGAAATTGTTTTGTGTCAAGAACATATTTGTAACAAGTTTCAGTTCCAGCACTTAATGTGTATCCTTCTGGACAAGGACTATATTTAACACAACAATCAGAACACATATCAAATGTTAAAAATAGTTCCTTACTATTAAGTACTAAATTACTGTGTTTTTCCAATACTGAAGATTGTTTAAAATAATCGGTATATCTCCAATCTAAATCAGCGTCTAAACTTGGGGCGAAAGTTCTGTTTATTACACCATAACCCTGTATAAGACCAAATTGTCCCTGTTTAATTATTACATTATCAGTTAACTTACCATCGTTATTTTGTATGTTTGAATAGTTAATCTCACCAGGGTTGTAAACCCAAGATTTTTTATTATCTATAACTGGGACTATTTCAAAACCTGGGCAATCATTGTTTATTATCTCTACTATATCAATCTCTTCGTTACAATTAAAATTAAAATTGTCTAAAAATATATCATAAATACAACAACAATTTAAACCATGTGTAAATTGTAGGTAAGAATTGAATCCCTCAGTTGTTCCAGTTGTTGGTATGGTAAATTGTGTTGTGAGGTCAAACCATGTCTCTACATCCACAAAAGAAAAAGGTTCAGATGTTTGTATAACATTATTATTATCGTCTCTTATAATTAAATTAACCACTATTGGTACACCTGAGTTATAACAACAAGGTGCTTCTGTATCCCCACTCAATGGTGGTGGTGGTGCGATTTCTGCGGGTGTACGTTTGTTTATAGTTGTCGTCTTATAATCAATTAAGTTGTTGTTCTCATCAAACTCTAGTATACATGGGTCGGTTGGGTTACCTACTATGATTACATCCCCATCGTCAACAAATGGGGTACAAGGGTTTTCAGGTTTACCAAAATAAAAAGACACCGAAACATCTATTGGGGTTTCACATTTTGGTTTAATTAAATCATTATTTAACTTAAACTCTAATGGTAGACATGGGTTTGGGTCACTTGTATAACAAGAACCTTTATATACCCAAGGTAATTGATTGTCTGACGCTATTTTTAAACAACACACTTCACTTATTGATTCACCATTAATGGTCACAATTGTTATGTTTTGGTTAAAACTATCAACAGTGGTTGTCATGGTTATCTCAGTTAACCCAATATTACATTCGTCTTGTGATTTACAAAAACACAATGTACCATCAAAAAACCCACCCAGTTCTTCACATTTAGCACTACTAACCCCTTGTGACAGTTGCCCATCTTGATTAAAGATACTACCATCTACTTGTTCACTATGTGCTGATGTTGCTGTTTCATAACATAAATAAAACCCGCCAGACAATGCTAAAGCGTTGGCCAGTAACACTCTAACTTGTACATTGTCAACCACCCCATCATTATCTATATCACCACCACTAAACGAATTATTGATAATAAAATTTATTTCATCCGAGGTGAAACCTAAAGAGGACAAAACATTTGGCGTTAACAATAAACTAGCCCCACTAACCGTTGATATTATAGACATGAATGTGTCAATAGTTTCTACACATTCACATGTGGTTGTTGTTTCTTGTATCGTATCACAAAGACAAGCTGACGACTCTTCATCAAACTCATTTACGTTAACCACAAAATTAGAGTCCGATAGGGCGGTACAACAATTTTCACTTATTATAGGTTCACCAGTTAACGCGTCTACATAAAAACTACCATTACCAAAAGTTGTTTCTACAGGGCTGGTTGGGTCTGATGTTATCACACTAACTAGAAAGTCCCAAAGGGGGGCGTTTATATGTTGTAAAGTGTCACCATTCATTAATGTATATAAGTTATCCCACCAAGCAAAATTGTCACAATCAATACATGTAACTCTATTTTGTAGTCCTTCAGAACTTATTAAATCTAAATCATACGTGTCACATAGACTATTAGTTTCCTCAGTCACATAACAAATTCTAATGGTGTCGTTCCACGATACGGCGGTATTTATGGTTGATTGGTACCACGTACAACACTCATGGGTTATCGAGGACCCACCATTATAGACAATCTCACCTGAAGGTAGTTCCTCGTAATCTAATTCATTACATGGTGTTATTGTGTCGCCGGCGTTATCTTCGAAACCGTTTGGGTTGATTACTATGTCTTCAATGGGGTTATTGGTATCTACTTCACCATATAAGCAACAATTATCACAAGGGGATGTCGCGTATTGGTCGTAGTTAATGGCTGTTGGGTCCAAACACCCAGGGCCGCCATTATTAGTGATAACTTTATAACATTCACCTGAACATATAGTCCCAGGTGGACTACCGCCCACACAATTTGAGGCTAGGTAGGGGCCACTAGGCCCCGTACTTATAGTTGCCCACGCGTTATAGTTAATCGCTAATGGGTCTGTACAACCTGGTGTACCTTTATCATCTCCCGTATCTAATCCTTGTGCCATCTTATGTTAAACTTTAGTGTCACTTGTTGTTAGGTAACACCCAATGGTTGAATCCCAAACAACGTCTTGGTTCCCACTAGTCTCTCTATAATACCTACAGCAATCCAAAGACAATGTTACACCACCACTGTTTGCTACTTGAATATAGTTATTACCGTTAATTGTTGTATTAATAAATATGTAATCACCACTAGAAATAGGTGGACATACATAACAACCTGATGTTAGTGTTACTACATCCCCTCCTGGTGCGTCATAATAATAATAACCTAATGACTCACAACAATATTTACTAACTATGGTTCCATCACCATTTTGTATAGTATTGTCCTTTATGTTTATACTTAAGTTCTTAATACTACATGGTCGACAAAAGGTGATTGGGGGTATTGTCAGTTCAGTCAATTCTAATTGTCCGGATGTGGTTACACCATATTCATACCCTAAAGACTCACAACAGTCAATAGATAATGTTTTACCGTTTAAATCTGCCACACCTACTGTGGTATCTTCTAATATTATTTCTTGAACATCTCTAGGACATTGGAAACACCCTGATTCTAATTTTGAATTCTCAAAGATTATTTGGGTTAGGTCACTTGGTTTAGTGGTGGTTATATTACCATCTAAATCTGTATATGTACCTTCCAAACCACCAGAATAATAACCTAAAGACTCACAACAATCCTTATCTAACACCGTAAAATTATCTAAACTAATACCACCATCTAGTTCATTAGTTGCGGTTGTGGTACCTAATAGTCCACCTAGATGTACAACATCCTCTATAGGTGGACAAGGGTCAATATCTTGACGCATCTCACATAATTGTGCATCCTCATTCCAAATACCACCTCTTAGTTCACAACATTCTTTATCCTTAAGTATTTTATTATTAATCATATAAAAACAGTTACCCTTTTCAAAATACCCACTCAGTAACCCTATTAAGAACTTTTTAGCTTGACCGTAGTCGGAACCAATATAACCATATTGTGTTGCTAAATTTAATATTTGTGATTCATCATAGTTTAATAAAAAGTCATCTGGATTACAAATTAATGTTAGACTATCTGTTGGCGGACACCACCAACAATAATAGAAATTTTCGTTTAGGTTTGGTATAACCCCATCTGGCATTTTTAATACTTCACCTAACCCACCATTAGTTATTGGGCTATTTGCTCCTTCTATTGGGCCTGTTAGTGGTGCAACATTTTCAGTACCAAACATTTTAATACCGTCTATTGTGGTTATTTTTTCTTTAACTGTTATCGAAGCGTAACCACTGGTACAAGTATATGAAAGTAATGTTAACTTTAAGTTATACACACCCTCACCCAAACTTATTATTTTTTTATTATTTATGTTAGCCGGTGAGTTTAATAAATGTATTGTAGTATCTACTGTTAATGATGCGTTATAATCACAACACAACGCTGTCCCCCCACCAAATAGGTTGAATGTTATATCTACTGTTGTGTTAGGTTCCACCGTTAACTGACCGAATAAACTATCCATACAACCGTTACCACTACAGGGTTGATTGGTGAATGTTGTTGCGATTCCGCTTACCGTGTCATTACAATCAACAACGGCTGTAGGTATTACTATTGTTTCTAACATATTTAAACTAAACCCATTAGTTTCTTGTTTAGCTACCACAAGTTCCCCATTACCTGGACCATCTACACACCCATCAACCGCTATTGAACTGGTTACAGTCGCGAAGTTTGTCGTGGTGACGGGTAGGTAGTCTGTATTATAACAATAAGTAAAGTCACCAAATGGTAAGGGTTGAATCAGCTGCTCATCTTTACCACACGGTACATAATATAAAACCGCCTCACCTTTCCCACTAACGTTTACCGTTGTTGAAGCACATTTTGGTGTGGGGGTTACCGTGTTTGGTAACCAATAAAAGTCACAACATTCTTCAATGTCATGTGGAACACTTTCTCCATAATTATTTATATATATTAACCCATCTTGACCAAAAGTTAAGTCTGCTGGACAATCATTACATAGTTCCGATTCTCCGGCTTGAAATGTTATTCTTAATGAGTATGTGTTACCACTATCTATAACATTAGTTGGTCCGTCTACATCACCAAATGAGACTAGACCAGAAGATAAAACATTTATGTTGTCATCTGGGTTTACAAGATTTGGTAAAATTTCTTCACCGTAATTAGATAAGGCTTGGCCACTTTCGTCTGGTGTAAATGTACCATTATTATACTCTGTAAAATAATTAGTGATTAATGGTTCTGTTCTATTAAGATTAACCGTACTTTGGAAACCATCAACAAAACACCTAAACTTATCCCAATACCTTTGACCAAAATCGTAAACACCATAATGTGGGTTATTGCCTGTGGTTCTTATGTTCCCACCATTATACCAAAAACCATCATTCTGAAACCAAAAAGTTTCTGTATCTGCTGGAACTCTAGGAAACCCATAAGTATCAAATGGGAACGTATCAAAATTCAAATCAAAATAATCAGAACCAAATAAGTTGTTAAATTGGCTCCTAACCACACTTAAATCTAATTTATTTTTGGCTAAATACACCCTTTCATCCATTGTGACTAAGCAATTATTTATGGTAAATAGTTTCATAAAAAACTCTAAAACTTTTCTAGTACCTTTTGACCTAAATAACCACCAAGCGTTTATAACTAGCCTTCTCCATAATTCAACATCTATTTGTTTTGCGGATAACTCTCTTGAGTACCCTGAAAATTGGGGGTCATCGCCCTCATCATCATTTTCTAATAAATTAAAACCATTACCAGTTGTCATTAAAGTGTCAAAACCTAACGTTTTTGCCATAATTTTTATTAGACTATCCGATGTGTTGTCTTTTTTACTATATGTAACCACATTAGCGAATGAAATGCCGTCAATATATTTTTTAACTACATCAAATTCTACACCATATACCCTTAATAATTTAGAAACTCGCATACCAGTTCTTGAAGTCCCATCACCCTCTGTATCGTATTCTATTATAGAATCAGAAACAAATCTTCTCAAAACTAAATCGGTTTTATTTTCATCATATAAAGAGGCTATCTCAAATAACCCCTCAACATAATTTTGGTAACTAAACGTATTTATATCTAAATTATACCCATCAGATGTTGGCCAAGCGAAACTCCTAAGTGTAAACCCAATATCACCATCTTCATATTTAAATGGTACATTTATCGTAAAGTTATACTTTGGCGTTGTTAGTCTGTCTAGTAAAAGGTTTTGAAAATCTGTTAGATTTGTAAAAAATTTATCCCTTATTTTTTTAATGGGTTTTACGTGAAACTCTTTTTGAGCGAAAGTGGTCCCAGATAATCCATTAAAAAGTTTACCCCTAACCTTAAAATATATATAATTAACACCAGTTGTCTTACCAGTCAATCCCTCAATGACAAACTCATTATTGTTCTCATCACTTAGAATATAGTCGTTTATTTGTAATGGTATGTTGTTCGACCCAAATGGGTTTTTAGTGTAATCTAAATTATACGGATTATTTACCGCACCAATTGGTGTTTTAAATGTTGAGGTATCTGTTGGTGGGTCGTAATCAAAATCCAATATTGTGTTTATACCAGACGGTCTTGTCTGGGTATTACTTATTGCGTTTACCGTGACAGATAATGCGGCTGGCCATTTTACAATTATTCCTTGTATTGTGTCCTCTAAAAATTTGTAAAAACTACCAAAATAAACATACCTACCGATGTTGGTTTTATCATAGTTTAACCTAACATATATATTATTTGAAACTATTGTTTGTAATTCAGCTTCAGTAATATCTAAATTATTTAAACAATAGTAGTCGGACCATTCCCCTAATTTAAAATCCTGTGCAACCCTCCCTTGGTAGTTTGAGGTTATGTCAAAATTACCTAAAGTAAAAAAGGCGTTGGGGTCTGTAAACTGATTACCCACTAAATTTGGTGCAAAATCTCCTTGCCCTATTTTATAAGAATCTGTTAACGAACCTGGTATTACTTTTTTTGTTGCCATTGACTAATTTATTTATTGTCCAACACTAGTTATTCTATCAAAATCTTTAGTTTCGTCTATATTGACCCTTTTTTCTCTAATTTCATAAAGTGGTTCACCACTAAACTGGTCTTGTATTTCATAAAGATTGTATTGTTTATAAATCTCATTACTAAAGTTATATAAAGTATATATACCGTCTTGTATTCCCTTAGCTTGGTTACCATATAACCCTATCGCTAATGAATTAATGTCGTATTCTGTTAGTTCTAATTCTATTAGCATTGGGTCAAATATTGTTTTATTAATTTTAATTTTTTGACCAGTTTTCCCTATATATGGTAAACTATTTGGTTTTACCGTTGGTGCTGAAGATGGGGTAACAGTTAAAAATACTAAGTTAGAGTTGTTGTTAAACCTATATCTAATAGATTTTTGTGTAGTACTAGGTAAGTTTTGTGTTATCGCTTCCGCTCTATTGGCTGATGTTATAATTGTAAATGTGTCTGTCGCTATGCCGTCACTATAATACTCAATTCTAGACCCAACTAAAGAGTCTAAATCACCTAAGCCGTTAGCATCTAAAACAACTCCCTTTATTTTTGGGAATGCGGCTAATACACCACAATCGGTGATTGTTGTTGTTATTATTCTAGGTCTTATCATAATGTTATATATTCCCACATTAGAAAATTGGTCTGCGGGTAATTTTAAATTAAAATAACCAGGTAATACATCACCGTCTGGTTGATTTAATGTTGTTAATCCACCCCCAACAACAAATTTAAAATCATTAGTTGGTTCTTTATTTCTGTTTCCAACATAACTATATAATACTTCTATATCACCTGTCGGTACACTAGATAGTCTTTTTGTTCCGTAATTGCCTATTGCCATAATTAAATTCTTTTTATATTATAAAACCCATTTTTATAGATTTCTAATTGCCCTATGTTATTAATGTCCATTAATCTCATATGTTTTTCGTATATATTACCAACACCCCTCTCTATAAATATTTCATCTTCTATTTCAGGCAAAAAAACTTGTTCTAATTTATTTTCTTCTTTTATTAGTGGGTAAAGTTCAAAATTATCACTATTTTGAACTTTGTACGTTGTATCTTGTCTATATGGTTCATTAACATAGTTTGGGGTGGTGTAAGTTTTTAATTTTCTTGTTTCTTTGTGTGTCGATTTCGAACCTGATGAACCGTTTGAGTCAAAAAATGTTTTATATAGTATATCATCAATCTCGTATTCAACAAAATCTGTTTGCACATTTAAGACCCCATTAACCCCAACTTTATATGGGTTGTTGACATCTAAAGTTTTAATATCATTTAATCTATTGCTAGTGTGTCCTGTTATAAACATAATTTAATTTTTTTTAATTTGGTACACAGTAAAATTTCCACCTACGAGTAGTCCCATACACGTATGGGTTATCGTTGGACCCATCCCCTGAAAGGATACAACCACCAGTATCATGATATGGTAGTTGCCCCAGACTCCCAACACCTATAATGAATCTTCCACCCCCATCACAGTTACACCCATTGGCGTAAGTTCCGTTATAATCAAGGTCGGGTGCTTCGGACTGAGTCAACACATGGAAAGACCCTGCTGGTCCTGGGCAACACCCTGTACCACCACACCCATTCGGTGCACAACCGGTAATTAGATTGGTACAACCCCCTGAACACCAATCCGCAGCCGCGGCTGCCATGTCCACGTAACTTGGGGGTGTTTCTACACAACCTGATGATAAATGATAACACCCAGCACCAGCATCTAACCCAGTACCACCATCACCACCATCACCATCACCAGTACCACCACCTTCAGTATTATCTTCATAATAATTGCAGCAACCATTACACGCTTCTGTTGCGTTTTCGTTATAATTTAACGCCTCCATATCCATACACCCAACTTGGTCTAAGGTAGAATCCGTATTGTCTGTTTCACCATTATCATACGTGTTTGTTATCCCACTACCTATTGGGTTGGTTCCACCGTCATTAGTACCATCATTACTCGTAACCCAAAAACTACCTAAATCAATAGTTTCTTCCTTTTCTTTATGGTCAGTATACACACCCAAATCTTTAATACTTTGTTTTAAAAGTATCGGCAGGAATAGGTCCTCTTTATTTAGATAGGCAATAGTGTCATCAACACCATCACCATCGGTGTCTATAGTCGTTAAAATTCTTTTAATCTTGATATCTCTTTCGTGTTTTTCCACTATAATATGACTCTTTCAGTTAAAGTAATTGTGTTAGTAGTGTTTGCCCCAACGAATGGTATTGTCGCTATACTATAATTACCGTTATTAATGTTTGGGTTTATTAGCATTGTTGGGCTTGTCCACCAATCAGGATTTTGACTATACTCTGTTATAGTGATTGGCGCGGTATAAGTTAGTGGTAGATTATAAAAATCATATACTTTGCCGTTTAAAGCATTAAAAAATCTGCCGACTATGTATAGGTTTTTATTTTCATTAGTTGTATTAAATAGTTCACTATTTCTAAACCAATAAACCCTTTTTAGTTTAAGCTTAGGTACTATCGTACCTGTAACGTCCAACTCTTCAAATAAAACTAAATTTCTATTTTCAGACTCATTTTTATCATAAAAATAAAGCCTAAAAAAACTTTTAGTGAAAGAATTTTTTGTTAACCCAGTTACGGTATTAAACCCCATAACAGAATAATCTTCCTCATACATCTGAGTGTTTCTATTGTAAAACCTAAAGGATATATCAAAACCATTTACATCCGTAGTTTTATACGCTATTTGTTCCTCATCTTGGTATGGGTTTATTGTTTTGTTAGTCTCATCCTCAACCAACCTATCTATTGATTCACCCAAACCTATCTGCGTAAAACTTAACCCCGATGGGATACCGATATTAACATCTTGACCTTTAACTTTATTTACACTATACCTTTCCATTAACAAACGTCTTGTATTTCACCAACTTTAAAATCCCCTTGGTTAACTATTTTATCTTCGTTAGGTATTTGTCTTCTTATATAGAAATTATAACCTCCGTAGAAGTAATGTTTTCCGTTAACAAATGGGTAATCAACACCTTTTCCGGTATCGGGTTCTATAAACCCTATATTTAATAAATCTTTCCACGCTATCTTACCATCGGGGTATTTTTCAGCATAATTAGGTATCCCAACGGTGGGCTCATTTATACTACTAGTTTCTATTATGCCAGAAAAATTCATTATTTGTAGTTTTTTAAATGGCTTTAAAAAATACGCGTTAGTATTAGGGCTACTCTTTATTCCAAATCTATGGACTATCTTTGATATTACTTTTTCCTCTATTTCAAAACTATTATATTCTGAGTAATCACCTATATAATCAAATAGGTTATTTGGTTTCTCTATTGAGCCAACTCCACCAGGAACAAAAATAGATATTGTCTCTAAACTGTTGGTTGGTAATATTGTTTTACTATTGAACTCCCATCCGGAAATAACGTCTGACCATGGATAAGTGTTTTGCCCAGACCTTTTAATAAACCCCAAATACATTTCTGTTAATGGTTTATTATTGTGGTCTAATAGTGGCCCAACATCTATATCTTCATTAAAATGGTATAACCACGTATCGTTAGCAATACCTAAAGAATTAATTATTGTTTTAGGGTATATGCTTGTACTAAAAGCACATTTATATGTGTCGTATTTATTTGTTGTTAAAACTTTATATTTTCTAACATAATATTCTGATGGTGTACCATTTAACGACCTATATGTGGGTTTATTGGTTGTGTATGTTTGTGATTGACCTTTTGATGTTAGTGGGCTTGTTGTAAATAAGACATATTTTATTATAAATGTGTTATTGTTTACTATTTGTTCTACTTTGAAAATTCCATTTAAAATACCACTACCCCTTAAATCTATATATGATGGTATAAATTCTTGTGGTGGAATATATGATGGTGAGTTAGACCCTAACGGAAATGACGCTGAAAATGGTATGAGTAGGTTGTGTGGGGTTTGGGTCTCTATTTTTAAGTATATCTCATCAATGTTAGTAAATGACCCATTAACCCCACCATTTTGGTCTGTAACTGTAACGGAATTTATTTCTACCTGACTTTCAAAATTAATATCCATTTGTGTTGTGTTAACAATTTTACGATAATTACTTGGTATAAGATAGTCATTAATAAATGGTGTATCTAAAACAAATTCTGTATCAAAATTTTCACCGTCTATACCCAAACTCATAATCTTATATATTCCACGATATGGGTTTTGTGGTATCTCCCTATTATATAGATAAATATAGTCATCCACTTTTAGATTATGTTTTTGTACACATTTTACCCCTAACTTTTGTTCATCACCATTTGGTGATGCAAGTGTTAAACTTTTAATTTGTGGGCCCATGTTTGCTTCTGAATTTATATTTGAAGTTGCACCAAAATAACTAATAATATAATTGGGGTCTTTTTTGTGTGGGTATAGTATTTGTAGTAACCAATTGTTAGGCGTTACTTGAGGTTCTCCATCAAATAAAGGGTCCCAATCCTCGTTTAGTGCACCCGTTACAGTCGCGGTTGAAGGTGATAACTCATTTGCTGTATAAATATTTATTTTACCAGAAAATCTATAATCTCTAACAGCGATTCTCTCCCTATCAAAAACTTCTTGTTGGTTGACCACATTAACCAAATCATATTCTATTAGTGGTTTTGTGGAATAATTTAATTCAAGACTTATAAAAGTGGCTGTTTCTAATGCTGTAACACTGGTTAACTCTTTTGGCACTTTTAATATCTGACTCATAACTATTCTTTAATTCTAACCTTTATGTCTGTCTGTGGGAATCTTATTTGGAACATGGAATCGTACTCTGCGAATAAAGCGAAATCTTCAGTTAAATTTATTTGTAGTGTTGAGTTATCTAATATGTCTTGGACCGTAACATTAGATGAATATGGTGAACCCGTTTTATTATATATCTTGAAGTCTGTAACGTTTAAAACCCCAGCAACATTATTTATGTTTTCGACCAATTGTGATAGGTATATATTGTCACCCATATCCCAATCCTGTACCTTAAAATATTTTTGTACAGAATTTATTACCCCTACTACAACTTCACCCTTTGGGAAAGCTTTGTCTATAAAAATATCTATTTCAAACCCTAAATCAAAAATCTTACCATCCCTAGTTAAAACATAGTCATTAATCATCCTATAATCGGCCAGCCATGAGGCTATATTTTCTTTTAATGTGTTTGAGGACGAGTTGGATAACTTTCCTTGGCTATCTAACCCTAATATAGCTATATCTATTTTATTTTGTCTTTCAGATACATTATTTCTAAACGGTATCCCAAACGTACCTGGCATTTTGTCAATTAACACAACATAATCTTTTAGTGTTACAGCCCTATTTTGTGAAGAAAAATTATATCTAACCATTTTTTTTATTTGTTCGGTGCTTGGTGCATTTGCCCCACCGAAAGCTGGAACTGGGTTATTAACGGTTAGTGATTGTTCTACTCTTTGATTTATCTGACTACTCGGCCCATTAGCTTTCATGGTATAGGTGCCTTTTGCTGTCAATGTGTTAGCCCCAACATTTCCGTTTGCTCCACCACCTGTTCTATATCTAATATACATAGTAGTGCCAACTGTAGGTATTTCACCCATAGCTGTTGTGTTTATAAAATCACCTATCCTTAATGTGAAATTATTGTTAGCGTAAGTTTCTAATGATTCTTGGTCGGCATTACCCGAACCAAAAGTCATTTTACAAAACCCCTTATCGGTATATTCTCTAATGAACCTTCTATTTGTGTTAACCCACTTACCTGGCGTGATTGTTGTATTATCTGTTTGTCTTGTTTTATCTTGTGTGAAAATTTTATCTTCCATTAAGGAATCCATTTCGTACCAACTTATGTCTGGGTCTGAAAATTGGTTTAGCGTTGGGTTACCTTGTAGGTTAGTGCCTTCTAAAGATACCACCTGTTCTACAGATATAACATTGTTGTTAGGTAGTACCACCTCTAAAAATGGTATAGCGTCAGCTTCTGATATAATTTTTTTATAAACATTTGTAACCCCAGCAACAACAAACTCTCTTTTAACTAACCGATACCCAACTAGTGTTCCATTATTATTTAAGTTTGGTAGTATTAGCCTGTTAGCGATACCACCAACACTTAGTGGTTCACTAAAGTCAATATCATCAAGTGTTTCAAAACTTTGCCCGCCACCCAAAACTTGTGCTCCATATTTTAATTTTGGTGCATATCTTATGTCAAATGTATCCCCAGCCGCGGGAACGTTTACAGAAAAATCTACTATAGATACTGAGGGTCTTTTTCCCGGTACATTTAAACCTAATGTTCTGGCTATATTTAGTATTGATTTTCTTTCTTGTGCAAAATCTAATTGTGTTTCTTGGAACATTCTATCAGTGTTAAACGATAACATGTCCGATACTGCCGCATTTAACTCTATTAACATTGTACCAATAGAGGCGTCATTAAAGTCCTGGAATGTTTCTGGGTAATATTTTTTAACAAAATTAAACAATTCTGTTCTTACATCTGAGAAATTTCTAGCGAAGTAATTAATTTTTTTGTTTGTTGCTGCCATTTTATAATTCTATTTCTATAAAATCAGTACCAGCGAAAGCGGATGCGGTGACTTTATAGTCTAATCTGACTATTGCCGCTTTTTCGTTCCTCTCTGACTTGGTTACTGTTATTTCTAATATTGTTAGGTTTGGTATAAACTCTTTTATTGCTACCTCTATTTCTGATTGTATGGATTTATGAATTATACCATCGTTCTGTTCAAAAATATATTGCCTTAAATTAACGCCAAAAGATGGTAAATAAAGTCTTTGTCTTTTTTGTGTTAATAAAAGATGTAGTAAATCGGATTTAATTGCACGTTTACTTGTCTTTTCCATTTTTAAAAACTTACCTTTTGGGTCTTCCTCAAATGGGAATGATATATTTAAGTATTTTTCAGCCATTTCTTTTTATTAATAAATATTCAACTATATAATTTATACTAAAAATATAAAATGTAAATTTTTAGCATAAAAAAAGCTTCCGTAGAAGCTTTAATTATTATTTAACATTTTTTTATGTTTTTGTACCCTCTACTTTATCAATACTAGATAAGTCTATATCTATTTCACACGCTCCGCCTGCACAAGCAAGCTCACCACTTAAGTCGGTGTTGTCTTCTGTTTCCACAATTTTACTTAAGTCTATGTCCATCAATGAATTCATCATTTCTAGATATTTTTCTTTTTTAATATCTTCGAATGGTGCTTGAACGTATGACCCACCATCGTAAGGTAATACAGATAAACCATTATAAGATTTACGATTTTCCCACATCCATTCACCCGCTAAGTCCCAATCATCTTCTTTTAATGAAATTGTGGCTGAAACATTGTGTGTGTTAGAACCTTTTCTATGACCTGGATTTACCCATTCTTTTGAAACTTTCTTGATTCTTTCTAATAACTCAAAAGGTGATTCCGTTCTTAATATAGCTCCCTCTGGTGATTTTTGTGGTATTTCAATAACAGCAGTATCGTGTGGTCTATAATATTCATCCTGAACTAATTCTGGGTGTGATTGGGATAGGTACTTGTACATAGACTCATTTTTTCCAACTCTAATTCTTCTAATGTAATAATCATTGTGCCAAGCATGTATTCCTGATGATGTCCCTAAAGTTAAAGATGTTGTTCCTGCTGGTTTAACTGTTGTACATCTAGCCGCTGAGTTTATGTTTATTAATTTAGCAACCCTATTATTTTCTCTTTTTACTAAGCTAGCCGCTTTACCCATATCATACCCTAAAACAGTACCACTACCAATACCTGTCATAGACACACCAATTAAAGCGTCTTTCTCTGTTGTTTCTCTCCATTCTTCTCTAAGATAATGAAAGTCTGTGTAACCAGCTTGTAAAGTACCAATAAATGCTGCCCCTTTAACTCTTTCGTTTAAGTCTTCTTGACTCTCAATGTCTGAAGCGTTTACCTCACATAAATTACAGAATTGGAATGGTCTTAGTGCGATTTCACAACATGGGTTTGTGCCCCAATCTTTATCGTTTGAGAAATAAATACCTGGTTCACCAGCTCCAGATAACTCAACGCGTTTCCACACATCCAAAAAGAATTCTTTCGTTACTTTGTGTCTCATTAAAACTGCTGAATTATTAGCTCTACCTCTTTGTGAGTTAAGTTCCCACCAATTACCGGCTTTACAAGAAATCATTTCATCATCATCGGCTGAAAATAAAGATATTAAAGCTGCTCTACGTATACCACCAGCCAATACAGCGTCAGCGATATAACAAACGATATCGTGTGTCTCTATTGTTGATAAGTTATTACCATCTTCTTTTTGACTTAGTATCCCCTCTATTTTAAGTAAACATTCTTTAAGTGGTTGTGGTCCTGGTGCTTTACCCCCAGATGTTACTAACATAGCTCCCTTTGGTCTGATGTCAGAAAAATCAAACTCTATTGTAGAACTTCTTTTATCTCCAATATATGATTTCATTAATACCTTGATTGCGTCAGCCCAACCCTCTATCGAGTCACCAATCAAAAATCTTTTTTTCCTTTTTTCATATGGTTTATTGATTGGTGGTAAATGAGCTACGTGGTGTTTTTGTACTGAGTACCCAACACCTGTTCCACCTAAAAGTAAAAACATTGTTTCACTAAAAGCTTCAACACTGTCTATAGGTAGATAAGCACAATTATAAACTCTATTTGGTGATATCTCAATTGGTTTACCACCGAATTGCATTGACCTCATAGAGGGTAGTATTTTTTTATCGTAAACTAGTTGGTACACCGTGTTTATTTCATCTTTAAGTTTTGGGTACCTCTTGATGTGCATGTTTTTATTACGGGTAACCAATTCATCCCAGCTCTCTCTTCTTTGTAGTTCTGGTAGGTACTTAGCGTACTTCATGTAGACAGTAATGTCTGATAGAATCTTATTAGATAGTTCCATTTTTATTTATTTTTTTTTAAATTTGTTATTAATTTTGTTCAGAACTACTTTGTTCTCTTCTTAATTTAGCTATTTTTAATCGTTCTTTAGTGTTTTCCTCTTTTCTAACTTCAACTTTCTTTTCGTAACCTAAAAAAGTATCTGAAGTATCTGTGTCAATATACACCGTACCATTATTAAATGTACAATCCTCAAAAACAACCCCATCCTTACCGAATCTTGATTTTAGGACTGCTATTGTCGCTCTATTACCTTCTTTTTGTGATAATGTTCTAGCTACTGACATTATAAAGTGTCCAATCTGAGCCTTCTTTATAGAACCACCCATTTGGTCTCCCGTTACTACATCTGAAGATATGGAACTTCTATTTCCTTGTACAGCTGTCCACCCAACCATATTGTATTCAGTTAACATAGATTCAAAACCTCTCATTACATTACCTTCACCCGACCATTCATCGTTATATATTCTAGCTGATTCAACACAGTCAATATAATCTAACACAACCATGTCAGGTTTAAACCCAGTTGAGATTAGGTGTCTAATGTATGTCTTTATGTGGTTTACTGTAACACCTTCAGATGAAAATTTCCTTAACACTAAATCATTTTCTTTATTGTTTGTTTTTTCTTTTATAACTTCAATAACTTTTTCTTTGTCATCAGATAAAGAATTTAACTCAATACCACTCCAACACGCCGCGTGTTTTCTTTTTATTACATCTGGTCTATCTTCAAAAACAATCTGTAAAACATTATACCCAGCGTTGTAAGCCGTGTTTGCCATTTTAGTTAGTATTGTTGTTTTACCAACACCATATGGTGCTAATACAACACCTAACTCTCCTCTTGATAGTCCACCGTCAGTTAGATTGTCTATACCACTTATACCCGTAGGTATTGGGTGTCTGAAATCCTCTTCTAGAACTGTGTCCCAACCTTCACTTATAGATGTTCCATCATCTTTTTCAGCTCCAACAGATAAAGCTTCTTTCATGATATCAGCACACTCCTCATATCTACCAAACTCACCATTATCGATTATTTTAGATATCTTATCGTTTGCTTTTTTAAGTTCTTGTTGTCTACAAAAATTTAAAGATTCTTTTTGTACATATTCCCAATCACCTACCTCTATCTTTTTAATTTCTTTGGTTATTTCAAAGACGTAATCTTGTGTTATTTTATCTTTTATTTCTACCTTTAAAATAGTCTCTAGTGTGTCCCAAGCTGGTACCTTTTCGAATGTTTCAAAATAGTCTTTTACTGTCGCTATAATAAGTCTGAAATATTCATTATCAAAATATTTTGCGTGTACAATATCTATAATTCTATCAGCAAAATTTCTATTAGCTGGATGTAGTATTTGGTTTATGAACTCTGTCTGAAATCTATACCCTAGATATCCTAGAGTTGTAACTTTTTTACTCATATAAATTAAGTTTTGATTTAATAATAAATAGATATTTATAATACGATTCCGCTATATTCCACAGTAAAATTTTGTAAATAAAATGTTTCTTGTATTTCCTTAATTATAGAGGGGATTATCTTTCTTACATCCACCGAATATCTAACTCTTTGTGGATAAACATTACCCGTAAACCTTTTTTTGATTATAGTTCTTTCGTCCATTTTAATTTCAAAATCAAAAACATCCTCATTGTCATATATATTTTCCACCATAATGTCTTCCTGTAATTGTTTTCTATATGGATTATAACTGTTGTACATATATTCGTATGTTTTATTTTTTAAATCTTTCTGTATTAATCTAACACACTCTTCAGCACATTCAGTTAAATCAACAGACCTAAGTACCTTTGGGTTAAAATGTTTAACTGAGAAGTACCTTTGACAAATAATATTGCCGTTTATGCTAAGTATAAATTCAAATTTTTTCATTTTTTTTGTTTTTTAAAGTTTATTTTTTCTTTTTTTGCTAGTTTGATAAATGGTTCCATGAAATTTAAGTAACCATTTTCACCACCTGGTAGAACGTACATGACACCGTCTTCAATCATCATTTTTAAAACATTCTTAGTATCTCTGCCACTTGGGTCTATGGGTAAGTCTATTAAATATTTTACATTATCTGTAGCCTCTTCGGTTAATAAAGGGTTATTTAAGTCTATTATTTTTTTATTTATTTCATAAAGTGGTCCTCTATGTCTACCTCTTGTTTTGCCTTCTATTATATTTGTTAACACCTTAAGTGGTGTTTCCCTTTCTTCTTGTATTTTTTTACTTGACTCAATAATCTCTTCTAATGTAACTTTCCTTTCTTTTAGTTGTGGAAAATGTTTTAATAATGTATTTTCTGTAACACCGTCAACACCCTTTATAAAGTCACTTTTACACCCTTCAATAATTTTTATTAACCCAGCGTTTGTGTAATGGTGTTGGAAATACCAATGGTAGTTGCCTATACCTACTATCACTTTTTTGTCGGCTAAGAAAAGTGTCACCTCTTCATTTATTAACTGACACATATCTCTGTCGTTAGTGTAAACCACAACGTCTTCATTGTTTTTTTTATTTAAACAATAGAACGCTATTAAATCGTCTGACTCAACGTCTGGGTGTTCGTACTGTCTAATAGATAAATCTTCAGCATATTCCTTAACCCTTAGTTTTTGTAATTCATATTCCTTATCGAAAAACCTAGGTCTATTTCCTTTGTATTCAGGGTAGTAGTCTAATCTAAGGGTTCCACCCCTTTCTCCATCCCAAGTGATAACTACTTTATCTATCTTATGTTCTATAATGATTTTTCTTAGTGTACCATAAAAGGCGGATATACCACCTATATGTTTACCTTTATGGAAAACATGTTTAGCACCACTGTAAGAACGTTTCATTAAAACGTTCCCATCAACGATAAGGGTTTTTGTTTTTTTAGGTTTTCCTCTAGGTGTTCGTAGGCCCATGTTGGCTAAAATTAAAAGGTCCAACAATCTGTTCTCTTGCAATATCTTCTTCAGTGGGTTCCAAAACACCCATATCAAGTAATAAATTTATTGCTTCTTGGGGTATTACATCCCCTGATATATATTTTTCTATAGATGATTGAATTATATAAAAAGATGCTAACTGGGTTCTTTCGTTATCAATTAACGCCTCTCTATTTAATTCTAATAATCTATTATAATTTACTTTCATTACTTTTTTTATTCTATAAACCTAAAGGTTCTTTTGTTTCGTTAAGATTGAAAGTGTCACCACCCATAACACTTTTCCAATACTCAGCGTACTCTTCTTTGTATTTATTGATTGATTCTTTCGTGTCCTCAATATATCCATGAGGTGTTGCAATAATCTTACCATCTTTATACCCCAAACCATTAACATGGTTTTTAAGAATGGATATTTTTGTCTTCGTTGCGAAGGCTACTTTTCTACCATCCTTAGTTGCGTCTAGTTGTGATATTCCAGAGTTCTTTTGGTTACCAAATAAAAACACTAATGCTGAGTTTAACCAAATAGCTTCACCCCCCTTAGCTTTAATCTTAGGTTGGCCGAAAGGGTTGTCGGGTAATTCTACCCATGGTTGGTT